CAGTCCGTACGGGAATCGAACCCTAAAGTAATTGCCTTGAAATGGCTTAAAATAGCCATTCTTTCAATTTTTCTTTGAGTACCTTTGAGTACGAGGGACTCATAATGCTTCGATTAAGTCAAGTTCCTGTCTCTTTTCCTCAATTCCGGTACGATCAAAATAATAATGATCTTTTGTGCAACTAATGTCTGTATGCCCCATAGTATCAAGAATTGTGGACTCTTTCACTTTTCCGTCAAGAAGAATACTTCCGTATGTCTTTCGGATTTTGTGCGGAGATTTCACTTTCATTCGAAGTTCATGTTCGCATATATACCTCAAACGTTCACGAAAGTTGTAAGATTTCAGCCGTTCTCCGTCTCTCTCAAATAGATATTCCCCGAAGGGATTTCTCTTTCGTACTTCATCAAGAATCCATTTGTACTTGTCTGGTAGTATTGCAAATCGCAATCCGGCTTCTGATTTCGGAAAATCTTTGACCTCATAATGAAAACCATCATCATCACGGTAACGAGTCTCTGTAGAATTGATAGCAACCGTGTAGTTTTCAACATCTTTCCGCTTTAATGCCGACAATTCTCCGACGCGGACTCCTGTCTTAAACATGAATAGCAATCCAAGGTTTACGATATCCAAGTGATTCCTTAAGTACATCTCCATGCGTTCCTTTTCATCCGGCATATATACTTGGTCTTTTGCCTGCCGAACTACGTGCTTAAATGCTTTTGGCGATATATCCATATCTTTCAGCGTGTATGTAATGGAAAACTTAACATACTTCTTCCGCTTAGCATACTTAAAGATTCCATAAATCAGCGTCCGGAAGTTTGAGAATGCCTTGGAAGTCATGTTGAAATCATGGATGCTGTTTCGTATGAACGTTTCAAGGTCGCATTCGTCTATCCTTTTGATTCTCTTATCCTTAATACCATCAAAGTATCTCTGAAAGTCCATTAAGTATCTGTCATAGGTTGCTCTGCTGATTTCTTCAAGTTCCAGCTTTTGCGAAATCCAACAGTTGAAGATTTCCTCTACTGTGGGGTCATCCTCTCTCTCTTTCCAATAATCAATGATTTTCTGCTCGACCGCTTCTCTGCGCTTTGCCTTGATTTTACGTCTGCCTTTTACTTCATCGGGCAGATATGAGTACCAGTTCTCATCCTTTCCTTGATAGATTTTATAAGGGTTTTTGTTGAGTAATTTTTCTCTCTTTTGCATAGTGACTTGTTTCTGCACAAGTGCTATGTCGAGAATACCACTATCAACGGCATATTTCAACAGTTCTTTTTCATCCAATCAAATACCCCCGTTCTTTCTATTTTATCCTTTATATCTCTCACTCTGTACTCTATCGTTCTTAGTGATAGATTTTCTTTTGTGGATATTTGCTTTTGTGAAAAACCACGGCAGAGAAGAGAGAAAATCCTCTCCTCTTCTTCCGTGAAATTGGCATTTTCTTTAATGTGTTCAAGTTCTGGCTTAATGAATTTTGTAAATTTCATAAGCCATTTCTCCTTATTTTATTGATTGATATTTGAGTTTTTAATGTTGGAAATCTGATAATAATTGATAACTATTGATTTCTCCATATTTCTTCATCAAGAATATATTGTCTGATAAATCTATCTGCGTACTGTGGATGTATCATTGACCTTTGCGTTTTAACTGATAGTCCATCGTCATTTACCCTACTTTTTGCTATTATTTTCGTTTTTACATAATCAATAGTTTCGAATACGAGATTGTTTTTGGGCTTAAAATTCACAAACCAATATTGTGTCGGCTTTTTATAGTAATCTCCATTTTTTGTTCTATCTTTGTCTACCAGGTCAGGTTTTAAGCACCAATACGATGTAAGATAATGCGGTTGATTATACGGATTTTCTATAACTAATCTTATTTTTCGCCTTATACAATTTATGACTAATTTATTAAGTAATCCGTAAAATTCATTCAATGCATCGTGCCTTTTTATTGCATTTTCGCATTTCTTTTCCAAACTCCAATTTCTTTGTGAATAATTATTACCAGAAAACCATAATTGGCTTTGACATTCAAAATAAGTGCAAGGGAAAAATGCAAATATCAAATCATCAGGGCTTATCTTATCAAACAAACTCGGCTCACCTTGATACCCCCCCTCAATCTCTTTAAAAAGGTCAGTAACATAATCTGTTTCGCCAAATTCGTTCTGAATATCATAGTCGTAGGCTTCAATTCCATACTTCTTGAAAGCATTCTTGAATGTTCCTGACTGTTCAAATAAACAATGTACTATCATTCTAAATCTACCAAAAGGAAACCTCGGTTTTATGTGCGCACAACCTATTCCTTTCTGATAATTTTAGTTAGTTATCTTCTTTTCTCTTAAAATCCTCACAAGACACAGCAAGCAAGCAACCTACACAGTTAATGGCAATAAGCCCACTATTGTTCTTATACCTGTAAGAATTTTTGCAAACATTACAAAAATCTTTTCCAACGTTTGCCTTGCAACTTGTCTTTTTATCTTCAAGCTTCTTCCCGATACTCTCGTTTATCCTTTTGAGTTCCTCGACCTTTTTCTGCAATTCCTCAAAATCTTCAATGAGTTTGTTGTATTTCTTCTTACTTAAAATCTTCACTCTGTTTCGCTCCTTTCAACTGTTCTGCTATCTGCTTTACTTGTCTTATGGCATTTTCCCAAGTTGCGCCCTCGGTTGGTAATCCGCTTGACATAGCCATCCCGGAAAAACGCTCAGTGATGTTAGCAGTCAAATCGTCAACAGCTTTGTCATAACTATCAATATTAGACTTTCGATATTTAAACACCTCATTGTTCAGAGCTTCTTTGCCCCAATCTCCGCTATCAAACCATTCAACGGCCTTAAATACAGGACTAAGTGCTTCAAAAAGTGTTTCTATTCGTATACTTGCCGACTTGATATACTCAACTAATCTTTGTGTATCTTTAGCCACATCTTCAAAACCTGCACTGTTCAATCTGTCAACCATATCTTGCAATGTTTCTACTGACGAACCATTCATAAGCTCGTCAACATCTTTGCAATACAAATAATTCCAACTACCACCGCTCATTCACTTTCACCGACTTTCAATAAATCCATAAACCTTTAAGTTGCAACCTCTGTTTACCGAGGATTCGTTATTCCTTTCTTTCTTTTAAAATTTCATCCAAGTAGGCATTAAATCCTGCTCTGAACATTCTTTCTCCGTGTTCTCCAACTCTGCGTTCTTTCTTCTCCGGCAGTTCCCTGAGCGGACACCAATCTGGCTTCTCTCCGTCTGGCAAAAGTTTTCCTGTCGCACAGCACAGATATTCGTCATCATTCTCTGTCTCATAGCACAATGCACATTTCTGGCATACCTGTTCTGGCATATCCATAACCAATACTGCTTTAGCCATTTCTCACACTCCTTTTGGTTTTTCACACCGCTCAAACTCAATCACCCACACCCACGGATTCGCATCCCAGCCGTAGCGGTCAAGATCAGATTTTTTGATGGTGGAATTCCATAATGCTTGCATAGCTCCTATTGGAGTTGTGTAGCAATTATGCATATCTGTTTCTTGCTTCCAGGTAAATCCTGTTGGACATTCATCATACTGTATGCCTTCACGTTTTGCTTGCTCATCGGTTATATCCTGCAACCGCTCCACTCTCACATTCGTAACTTTAAGCCAGATACGCGCTGCTTCTTTCGGCATATAGATGGACGGACGGTATATCAGTTTTGATGATTTCTTGAACGTTGGCAAGTCTGCCAGCTTATCATCAGCTCTGTAAATATATGTTCCCTCTTCATATGCTTCGCTCCATGTTTCTCTCACGTACAGTATATCGTCCGTGTGATATGGTGGATTCCATCGTTTGCGTAATTCCTCGTCCATGAGATTTTCCGGAAGCTTATATTCTTCTCCCAAAAATTCATGTGCTCCCTTGTTTGGATATGTCCATTTCCCTATACAACCCTTGTGGCTACCTGCATATGTATAACATAGCCTTGATTGTGGTTGCGGCTTTATCACACGTCTGGCGCAAGTCTTTCGTCCATCCAGAATTGCCTTGACCATCTCAGTGTTGAATAAAATCGGTTTAATTGCCATCTGTACCACCTTCCTTTAGTCGATCAACTTTATCGCTCAATTCTTCTATCTTCTGCACTGCTTCTCTTAATACTTCTGCATTATTATTTATCGCCATTGCAAGTTCTCTGACGCTTGAGCTTAACGAAATGCCTGTTATTTTTGTTACTGCTTTATTCTCCCATTTCATTCACTCCACCGCCTTTCACGATTTTTATTGCGTCTGCAAGCTCCACTACTGGCATTGTTCCAAGTCTTTCTGCTTCATCTGCATTACTGTATGCTTCTAACTGTTCCACAACCTTGTCTACATCATAGGCGGTCGGCTGTGCATCTATCTCGCTCGCCAATGTTGCCAAACTTACTCTCCTAAAATCATCATCAGATTTACTCGCACGCATGCAATATTCTTTTAATGCATTTGCGCTAATCAGTTTCATTGTTTTTTATCTCCTTTTTTCAAATAATCAAAAATCTCATGTCCGATCATCGCTACAACTGACAGAATGCAAAAAAGTTTAACTCCAAATTCTGTTAGAATATCTAACCTAATGGCTATAAGTATTAGTAGAAAGAAATTTATGTACGATTGAAACATCATTCTTCATCACCCCCAATCTAATTTTTGACCGCAATTCATGCAATGAAAGTAGAAAGTCTTATTATCAGCCGGTATTCTGTCTGTCAAAATTTCTCCGCATGTCGGACAGCACAAGTACTCCTCTTCCAAATTCTCAAAATACTGCCTCATGATAGGTTTCTTTGGTATCTGCTTTTCAAGTGCCTGTATTGCCACATCTAAAGCCTCGGCTCTCTTTTGTGGGATGATACCACCTCTCGGTCTTATTCCATGTAATTCTTTAATTGCTTCACTTTCTGTCATATTATTCCTCACTTTCCAATAACTCCGGATTGTCAAATATGTTGCCGATAACTTCACAGTACATATAACCCATTCCTGTTTCAACCCACATAAGAATGTCTTTATTGGCATCACACTCGGTAATCGGAACTAACTGCCAGCCCCAGTTATATTCCCCATTTGGATTTCCAAACTTAACAACAGCTTTCCATTCACATTTATTGATTTCGTCTTTTAAGGAAAGTACATCATTCTTAAAAATCAGTGTTTCATCATCGTCCTTAAGTCCGACGCATTTGCAGATTGTGGATGGATCTACCTGCACAACATCCAAATCATGAGGAATGCCATCTTCATCGGTTCCGATCACATAACCGATAAAACATTTAGAATCTTCTGTTTCATCAGTAATCAGACATCCTTGCACCCATTCTCCGTTATCAAGTCTCTTTGCTTTAAATAAATATCTATCTTCCATACGCCCCCCTATTCTGCTTCTGATTGAAGTTCTTTTATCCATCCATCATAATCCCATGAACTTCCACATATAGTGTCGCTTGTTACAGTTGCTAGAAAATCTGCCAACTCTTCATCCGACATATTCCTTATCCTGTCGGCATTGGTCACTTTCAAATCAACAAGTTCAAAACACTCATCACGCCATTTCAATACATTATCAATATTGAATGAACTGTAACCTACATGGTAATAATTTTCGCCGACTTTTTTGTACTTGATTTCGTAATATGGCTTGTTGTCTATCATCCTTACGATAATTTCCAGAGATGTAACTTTGTTTTTTGTATCATAATTTTCTGAAAATTTGCTATCACATCTACAACAAGGATTAGTATCTCTTGAATTGCTGTTGTGCTGGCAATTGCAGTCGTGTGTCTTTTCCTTTGTGGCTAAGTCAAGGTAATATTTCAAATCTTTTATCAAACTGATAGTTCCGTAGAGTTGTTTTTCCTCAAGCATTTCAACAACTTCCGATATTCTTCTATCAAAGTCACGCTTGTTTACACTTTCAAGAAATTTTTCCATTTTTTCCACCTCTCAATTCTTTCAGCTTTGCTTCTGCTTCTGATTTTGTAAGGAACGCTGTTTTGCCAATATTCTTCAAATTTGTTACAATCCAATCAAGGCTATATGCTTTCATATCTTGTACATAATTTTCTTTTTTGCTGTCACACTCATACTCGCACCCTTGGCAACTATATTCGTCGAATTCCTCATTGCCAAATGTGCATCTAGTGTATCTGGTGAAAATACAATAAACTGTATCTCCCACCTTACAAGGTAGCTTGATAAGTCTGCCCTGTTCCTCTAAGTCCTCATAATCTCCTAACTTAGTTAGAATTTTATTGTAATTTGCTTTTGAATACTCATTATCCACAACGTCTACAGGGTCAAATGTGTCATAAACTTTATCCGCCCATTTTACTGTTAATCTCTCCATGTCTATTCCTCACTTTCTGCAAGCTTGGCATATTCCCAATAGAACATATCGCAATGCGAACTCCATGATGTCATTCCGTTTCTAAATGCAAACACATGCCCGTCTTCATATTTTGCAAAATGCATCGGAAGCCATTCACCACTTTCGCAATCTTTTACCAAAATCGGCGTATCGACTGCAACCTTACTCCAATCAACAGGCGGCTCAACATACCCCAAATTAAGCCATTCGCGGAAATTATACGCACTACCTTTGCACGAATCTGATTCATAAAAATCGCACTCTTCACATTTAATTTCTCCGCAAATTGCAGGCTTTCCATTTTTTAATCCAAACACAGCTGTGTTTGTCGCAAGTTCTATAATCTCATCTCCGTATTTTTCTTTATTTGTCATATTATTAAACCTCCAAATCACATACAAACTTAATCTCATCAGCTAACGTTTCAGCTATCATAGGAACCGTCAACTGAAACTGCTTGTAATTAGCTAACGTATCAATATAATCAACAAACTTATCCGAAAACTCCTGCAGCTGCTTAACAGACAGCTTAAATTCCTTTTTTAGAATCGTAAGTGTCAGTGCAAAATAGTTAAACAATGACGCACTGGAAAGTCTGTAGGCTTCTCGCTCGATGCAGAATCCTTTCTTTGCGTACAAGATCATAAGCTGTCTTTGCGACACACTTCTCACTTTCTCTTGAATGTCAATTTCATATTTCTGTTTCAGCATTGCGGATAAATCTTTCCCATTCTCGCCACCGGCAGACGCGACATCTAAATACTGTTTCAATAATTTCTGCAATCGCACAATGCGTTTCTGCCCGAATCCGAATTTGTCGTGCAGGATAATATAGCCGATCACGACAAACTCTTTGTATGATCTTGTGATAACCGCATCAGAATTTCGTTTTTCGAAGCTATTCCTGCCAATAATCTTCGTGTCCTGCTTTGTAAAAAACAGATTTTTATTACTTTTTCTCTTTAATGCATTGCTCATACCTGTGAATACCTCCGATTCAGATTTTCCCACTGCTTGTACGTCTTTTTCGTAAATGGGTAAATTTTTGATTTCCGAAAGACTCTTTCGCACCGATCGTCAAGTATTTGAACATACCAGTTTTTGTATGTTTTATCCTTGGAATTCGCAACTTGACCGATTTGAATATGTCTTGGCAACCCGATCACCATTCTTACCTCGTTGCTTTTCACCCGGTTGTATACTTGCCCTGTTTTGAGATTAACAATCTCATACAATCTTTGTTCCGACATTTTTGCCCTTTCTGTATGTAATTTCCAACCATGCAAAATGGCTCAATACAAGCTGTCTTGCACGCTCCTCGATTTCCATACCTTTGTACTTGTTTATCAGTTTTTCTCCGGCTTTCATCACTTCCTGCCACCATGCATCGTCATTATCCGGCGCGTAGTAGTCTTGGATAAACTTCCAATAATCCATGAATACTTGCCATTCTTCCGAACCTTTTTCGATTTTTGCACTTGCCATAGCCACTGCCTCTAAAACGGACAATTGCCATTGTATGGCTTGAATCCGTCGCCACGCTCTTTCTTCTTGATTTCTGCCACAACATCGTCAAATGGCTTGTCGATTTCAACAAACTTCATGTGATCTCCATCAAACTCCATTGCTTCACGCATTGTTATTCCCTGTCTGTTCTTTTCGATTTTTGCACCCTTGGCTCCCTTGTCATTGTCTGACAAATTCCACAGCATAATTATGTTTGACGCATCCTGTTCGATTGCTCCAGATTCCCTCAACTCTGCCATGGTAGGCTCTTTTGTATCTCTGCTTTCGGAAGCTCTTGTTATCTGTGAAAGTGCTATTACATGTGCATTTAAGTCTCTTGCAACAGATTTTAAACCTCTTGAAATTGATGCTACTTCTTCATTTCTTCCGGAATATCTGTTATCCGGCATAAGCAATTGCAGATAGTCAACAACGATAACGTCAAAGTTTTGGTGCCTGCATTCCGACTTTATCTCTCTCGGAGATACAGTGCCGGACGCAACCCATAATTGATAATTACTCATTTCTTCATTTGCTCGGTTAAATTTTTCCTGTTCATCTCCAAGAAAAGCCTTTGCCCTTCTGATTCTTGTTAAGCCGATTTCCGTAAGTCTTGAAATAAATCGCTCATACACCTGTTTATCGATCATCTCCAAGTTAAAATATGCGACTTTAAGTCCCTTTTTTGCCATATTCCCAATAATCTGCGTTGTGAGTGCGGATTTTCCAACTGCCGGTCTTGCGGCAATTACTGTCACGTCACCGCGTTCAAGATCTCCAAGCGCGTCATCAAGTTGCGATAACCCGATTTTTATACCACCATCCCCAACACTTTCGTTGAAATATTTGTCTTTATTCTCAACTGCAATCTGCTTCATTGGTTTTAGCTTTACTTCTTTTCCCTCTTGCAAATGTTCAAGTCTTGTAAGAAGATCGCTGATTGTATCATCAATGTCGCATGGTTTTAAACTGGATTTCTGGTACATTTCCCGAACCATTCTCGCCTTGTATTCTTTCGCAACCGCATCGGCATAACTTTTAACCATAGTTGAAGTGATTGTTCCCGAAATACAGGATTTCATCAATTCGCTGATCTGCTCCTGTGTGTATTTGTGATTTTCAAGCGCCATTGATAACGACATTGGGTCGATACTTTCATTCCGGTCATACATTGCAAGCATTTCCTTGTATGTGTCCTGCGCAAAATCCGAACTAAACATTTCCGGCTTCAGCGTCCGCCAGATGTTATTTAGCACATCATTGTCAATCAATATGCACCCGATCACTCCGAACTCTGCTTCTGTCAACTGCAATCACCTCGTTTCTCCGCGATCTGCAACCAATAGTCGCAATCATTTTTCAGCCAATCAACATATTTTGGAATGTACCGAAAATCCGTATCATTTGGATTCTTTTCTTGATAGTCACTCAAATATGCTTCTGTGGCTTTGTATAACAGCCGTGCAATGTCCGGTTGGTTCTCTTCGATAACTTCTAGCACTTTATCCATCCAAGCCGTTTTAGAGGTACTGTACGCTGTTTTCTTTGGATATATACTAAAAGTCTTTTCCCAAGCATCTTCAAAATTAAATGGCTCTTTAGAATCGGGCGACAACGAATTTTCTTTTATATTTTCTTTCTCTTTATCTTCTTCTTTATCTTCTTCTTTATCTGAAATAGCGACATAAGACGATTTATCGAGCGATTTTTGCTCAATTAGGTTCTTCTGCTTCTTTCTACGGTTCTGCTGATATAGCCTGTCACGTTCCTTTTTCTTCTCATAAGCGTCAAGCGTTTGATGCTTATTCCAATTAGGAATCGTTATCACGTTGTCAACAACTTCAATCATTCCAAATTCTTCAAAGGTCTTAAGCGCAAGCCTTACCGTGTTCAAATCTCTGCGGAAAATGGTGGCAAGCATTTCGTCCGTAAACGGCAACTTGTTGCTCATCATAAACACACCGTTGTTATTCTGTTTTCCGGCAAGAATAAGAAGTTTAAACCAAATCGTAATGATGCTATCCGCACTCGGCATACTCTCAATCAGCAGAATCTTTTCATCATCAAAGACATCTGTTGTGATTTTAATCCACTTGACTTCTGCCATTTAATCACTCTCCTCATATGTATTTTCAGAAATCAAAGTCATAAACTTCTCATACTGCTTTTCAGAAACTTTGTTACCCTGTTTCTCCGGCTTCAAACGAATTTCAAGGTGCTTTTCAGCGATATGCGATAATTCCTTGGCGAGACTCTTTTTGCCCTGTTTAATGCCGTCATAATAGCCTTTTGCCGGACGGTAATCATCAATCTTAGCTTTGCCCTCTCCCTGTGAACCGCTTGTTTTATTGCGAAGCTGATAGCCATTATTTGCACAAAATTTGATATAATACTGCTCACGCTCATCAAGTTTATCTATCGGACAGTGTACTGATGTTACATTCCATCCATACGGATTATCCTCTGAATACAGTCCGTGAGACTTCAAGCTAAGGTCTATGTGCTGATACCCAGAAAGGTGTTGCGACAATCTGGTTAAAATACGCTTTGCCTGCCCCACATAGGCATATCTAAACCCATTTTCATCATGCCTTGTCAAAATATAAATTCCGCTTGATTCATCAAGCATTGGATTCAATGCAAGCCATTTCTGCTTGTTTTTAGCTTCGATGGCTTTTGCCTGTCTAAATTTCTTATAATCCATCCAATCACTTCCTCTCCAATGGCTTAATGCTCATTTGAGCCACAAACTTTCCATAACTCATTCCCGAAGCGCGTGCCATGTGGTTCACAGTCTTGATTACATCGTCCTTTTTCTTTGGCTTTCTCAAGCGTTCTTTAACGTCAATGCCGATGCAGTCTTGGCAATCAAATTTTCGTTCATCTATCGTCATAAACAGTCTGCCACATTTCGGGCATATTCTTGTATACACAATTCTTCCAGCCTTTTTAAAATTTCTAAACTGCGCAAATCTTTTGGCGCATTTTGGTCTACAGTATTTCTGATTTTGTTGTTTCGGCTCAAATTCAGCCATACAGTATTCACATAATTTCAATTTTTACCTCCAATCTTTTGTAAGGGCGGCACGGTAAACGCACCGCCAAGACATGGCTTTCAATAAGGTTTGTGATAACTATTCGCCAAACAAGATAGTTTCTTTTAGGCTTTCGCCAAGGTGTTTCAACCTAATGTTTGTTCTTCTAACTCTTCAAGTGATTTAAAATACTCACTGCCTTTGATTTCGTTGAATCCCTCTTGTTCCGGTGTAATGTCATCATATCTTGACGCATACATTCTCAAATACATTTTCCCGTTGTATTCGAATATCGAAACCGAGTAACCGCCCATATGCAATTCTCTGAAATAATCTCCCACTCTAATCGGATGATTATTGATTACAATGTTTCTCTCGATACATAAGTTCTGGAACTCTTTCAGTGTCTTACTATTCGCTCTAAACTTCCGCATCATCACATCCGAATCACGAAACAGCTTGACGGGCTTTAATAATACACTTCCGAATTTCTGATTGTTTTCCTTGCAAGACTCGATATACAATCGAATCTCGCCCTTTTGAAAATCTTTAAAAGGTTCATTGATCGCGCCATCACCGCAAATTTGATAGCATTCGCCGGCAATCCCTTTCTTGTCAAAGAACTCATTTATTAGTTTCCGTCTTTCCTCTGAATGCTTTTTAAAATCTCTAATCTCTTTCAAAAACCGCTCATTGGATACGATATAAAATTTCTCCATGCTTTCTCCTTTCAGAACGGACAAAGGTTCATATCAACCTCTAGCCCTTTTTCTGCAACATAAACATTCGCTCCATATTCAATTGTTTCTTTCGTTCGTTGTAGGAATAACGCGGGATTTCCGCTTGTGTCCGATAAGTGTATTAAAACGACATTTCGTAAAGCTGGGTTGTCGTTCTTCTGAATAAATTTAATTGCCGTATCAAGGCTCATATGACCTCGCAAACGGTGTTCATAGTTCGGCTCATTCCGGTCTACCAAGTCCATGCTATAATTGGCTTCAGCCATGATATGCTCAACTTTTATGCCAGAAAAGTCATATCTGCAATATTCCAAGTCGGTCAAGAATAACAGCTTTCCCATTTCCTCATGCTTGATTAAATAGCCGTAGCACTCAATTTCTGTATCATGTGGTACATTGAATGGGGTAACCGTAAAACTGCCGATTTGCCGTGGTCTGCGCGGTGGAATAGGTGCTGTATGTTCTCCGGTTATGGTTTCAAGTGCGGTCTGCGTTTCAAAAGCCGTGTAAACCGGAATACCAGATCTCATGAAATCTTTTATGTATCGTGCATGGTCTCCGTGTTCGTGGCTCACAATGCATCCAGCCACATCAGAAATACGCCAATCAATCATTTTCTTAAAGTCCATAAATTTCACACCTGCTTCAATCGCAAGAATCTCACCACTGCTGCTGATTAAAGCGTAACTGTTGCCTGCCGATGATGAACCGCAACATCGCATAAGCATTTAAACCACCTCACTTTCATCCGTTTCAATACTTAACTGTCCCGAAACTATCTTTGAATATTCTTTTGCTAAATCTTCAAGCGTTATCTTCGGGACTGTAATATTCATTACATTGTCTTTTCCATATTCATCAATGAATTTTCGAATCCACCACGCTTCAATATTGTTTAGATATTCTTGTGACTTAACACGAACCTCTGTTACAGTTTCAAATACGAGGTCTGTTATATCGCCTTTCAAACCACTTTTAACGTGTTCCTGCCAACGGAAGAACGGCATATATACTGTTTGCCCTATGTAGTGCATATTGGTCTTTCTGTTGTAAATATGGTAAATATAACCATATACACCGCCATTACTTTCATAGCCCTCTCGACTTTGAAATTCTCCCTCATAATACGGATTGATTTTGCTACTTGTTTCCGATTTGCAACTATACGAGCAGAAACAATATCTTTCTCCATTGTCCGTTACCATATAAGGAAAATCTTTCAATTTGCCCTTGATAGGCTTGTGGCAGTTAAAACAAATGGTGTCAATTTCCACATTGAACCTGTCATAAAAGAATTGGTTGCTATCCATAACAATAGCGTATATACCACTATTCTTCCGCGGCTTTGCAAACTTTGAAACTCCGCTTTTCTCCTTGATTTTATTCTTTGCTTCTTCTCGGGACATATCCTCTCCGCAAAGATAATATTCATCAAGAAGAGTGCCTTTTTGAGCATCCCACACGTTATCATCTGTAAACTCTTTCAGTTCATCGTCTACCTTGTAATCATAGATGCGAACCCAATAGTATTTCATAGGCTACTCCAATTCTTCCTCTGCCGGGAACTGAAAATATTCTGTTGTAGCTTTCTGAAATTGTTCCTCGCTCAAAATACTCCGTACTTCTTCAAAACACTTTGAACCAGCTGTGCAATGATAAAACACATTATTTTCATACGCAATTCTAAGCATTTCCATAGCTTTCTTTGCCTTTTCTTCTGTGGAATATGTAGCAACAACCATGTCGCTAACAAGTTGTTCTACCCCTGTGAGATTCTTATTCAGAAAGTAGATATCATTCTTAAATTTCTGAATAACCACCTGTTCATACGGCATATCAATGGTTCCGTCCTGCGATATAACTCTCATGGCAACCTCCTAATCTTTCATAAAGTCCGGTACGTTCTCGTCATTCTCAACGACTTCTCCGGCTACTTTCTCTGGCTCGACTGCTGCACTTTCGGTTGAACAATGTTCCACCGTAACAAATGGCTCACTGTTGGCGTTCTCCGTAATATCACGCTTGACCTGTTTCTGTAAATCTTCCATCGGATATTCCTTGAAATCGCCATCCTCGATTTCTTCCTTGGTATAAAGTCCCATTGTCAGCTCCGGGCAATTAAGGCTAGAGAAAAATGATGCTGCTCTATAACGAAGCATTAACTGCGGCATTGTTTTCCACTTGCTACCGTTCTTCTTCGTCCAACCTTCATCATCTGCCATCTGCATATTAACTTCCATGCCTTCAATTCTTCGACCATTTTTCATAGTCCACACAGTGCAAGAATAAGGTTTTCCGCTTTTGTCCTTGGTTTCGTCGTACTGCAACTCCATGTCGAATTTGCTGCTAGCATTGATAGACGCGATCAAAAACTTACTGCTCCAGCTTGGCTTGCCCTGTATCAGAAAAAGGTTCTGCATAACCATAAGTGGGCTGATGTGCATTCTCTGCGCCTGCTCAATGGCGATCAAACAGTTAGATGGATTTTTCTGATACGTCTGCGGAACTATTGTTGACTCGGCTAACGCTTTTGCCATCTGCATAGCCATGATGAAATTGTCGGATGTTCCGAAAATTCCAAGGCTGTAATCGGTAACCTTGTTATTGTGTGTTGCAGCCTCTGTCTTTTCTTCTGCCTTTACTAATTCTGTGTTCTCTGCCATAATTACTTATCCTCCATTCCACTTGAAAATGTTTTGAGAGTTTCTACCAAGCGTTCCTTTTCGCCTTTTCTTGATATTTTTTTACCATCCTTGGACAGCTCCTTGTTACTTGCTTCCTGCAAAACAAGGTTGTATTTGCCCTCTCCAAGAACTCTCCTTAATGCAACTAAAAGAGTTTCAAATTCAGTCATGACAACCGACTCGGTTCCATTTACTTCTATTGTTCCAAAATCTGATTTAATCATCTCTGTTCCTCGCTTTCTTAAACTTCATTAAATTCCTGTACTGCGAATAACTCATTTGTAGTTCTTTTATAAACGTCCCCATCTACTTTCACGATGCAATCTGTCCCCTCTTTCACAAGTTCAACCTTGCAAATTCCTTTTCCTGCACAAACTGTCTTTCTCTGTAAGATCATTTATTTTTCCTCACTTTCTGCATTTTTTACAACTTCAAATTCATACACGCTATTCATTGTTTCAACTACAAGATTCCCCTTTTCGTTGATAAATGAACCACAAACACGGCTCGTTCTTAAGATCATGTCAGAATAATCCGTACCATCAGCATTTCTAATGTAATTAAGAATCATTGGCAACCCAATATGTGCGTACGGCTTTTCAACAATTCTGCCAATTCTTAATGGATATCTACCGTCTAACCTTGTATTTCGCGTCTGTGCATCTCGGATGTCAACAATGCGATATTCCTCATATTTCCTCACAACCGCCACCTTATCAGCACCATAGGTTTCCACCCACTTCATATCCACCGATTCATCTGTAACAGTCAGCTTTGTACTTTTTGCATTTACAACTGTGTCTCCGGCTTTTACGGAATCCTCGGTGCGGTATGTATAACTTCTGGTGCTGTTTGGAAATTTTGCTTTGATATACTGCATCGTAACCCTCCTTTTTTAATGTCCCTTTGACAAATTCTCAACAATCCGCAAAAGTCGTTCGTTTGTTTCTGTGGCTTTTCTAAGCTCTCCTTTAAGGCAATATTTATTACTCTCAAGTTCGTCTACCTTTGTTCGCAAATCCGAGTTTTCAGCCTTCAATTTTTCAATATCATCCATGTACATGACCTCTCTTTCCCTTATTTCTCATATCTTTCTCGCAATACGGAAGAGAACAATGTCCGTCTCTTCCCCAGAACCCCTTACTTGCACTCTTCCAGCGCTTGCACGACATGCACCGCGCATCCGGCTGCGTGATGTTGTTGCTTATTCCTGCTCTTGACATCCTACACACCCTCTACTTTCAACTGTTTGTCCTCGGAAACGCTCAAAAGAATTAACTGCGCATCAACAGCCGGCACATTAAACTCATTCAGCGATTCTGCGTTATCAACGAAAATAGGCGCGCTCACACCGTATAACTCGCTAAGAGAACGGATAATATCGAGTCCGGCTACGATTCTGTGGCCACTGTTCAAAGTTGAATAAGGCACGCCATTCACGGTACACTCGCAGCAATCTTTCATGCCGCCATTTAATTGCATTTCAAACAACTTAAAGTTTACTGTCTTAAAATGGCTATTGATAGATTCAGAAACCTTATCCAGTTTGAAACGAATGAACTCTTCCAAGAGGTAAAGCATCTGTTCCTGGTCGGCAACTTTCTGCCCGATTTCTTTCTGTTCGTCTCTAAGTGTTTCGATGCGGTCATCAATCGCAACATTGTTAGCCGCCTGCGCAATAACCTTGTTCACCTCTTCAAGCTGACTCTGCAGATCGGCTTTCTCGGCCTTTAAATCAGTAACAACCTTGTCTACGCCCTCGGATTCCAGCTTGGCAATATCAGCAAGAATCTTGTCATGCTCTGCTTTCAGCTTCATATATTCTTCATTCTGTGAATAATCAGCTTCACTTGGGATCTCGGATAACTGCTTTGCATAATCATTCTGCTTTGCAAGTTCCTTGGACCCCTGCTCTTTGAGTGCCACAATATCTTCCTGCAACTTGGCGTTTTCCTTTGTCAATCGCTCAATATCATCCTTGCAAGCGTTGCCCTTGTCAATCAGACCTTTAAGTTTTGCGCCCTTTGCATCATCAAATGCTTTGCGTGCATCCTCTAACTGCTTGGTGGCACGTGCCTTGGCATCTGCCTTTTTCTGCTCAAAATCAGCCTTTATCTGCTCAATCTTCTCTTCTGGCAACTTCTGGCCGCATAAGGAACAAACCGTTGTGGACTCATCGAACGTCCACTTGGATTCGTCAAAGAGATATGGCATTTCATCAAATGCCTTGGAAAATTCTGCATTGTATTCAACACCAAGATTTTTCCGCTCTGCATCTGTATCGGAAATTGTCTTCTCATTTGCCTTGATCTGATTTTCCGCAGACTGAATCTGATTATGTAAGTCATTGAATTCTCGTGTTGCATCATCCTTGGCACTGTCAAGACCTCTACGTTTTGCGGAAAGTTCGTCATTCATGACCTGCATAATGCCGGACATATCAAATTGCAACTGTATTTCTTTTCCACGGAGTCTGCCAATCTCGGTTCCGGCATTTCCCATACGATCGTCAACAGCTTCAATCTTCCGCTCCAGGTCAGCCTTTAACAACTCCTGCTCTGCCACATCCACATCAACCTTGGATTTCTCTGCTTCATCAATGCGCACCGGAATTTCAGCCTGCTTCTTCTTCCATTCAGATAATGCCTTGGAAAACTTGGCACGAATATCATCCGTTGACGGTGCTTTCTCCAATTCTCCAATCAGCGGTGCATACTTGGCATCTGACTTTGCCAGCTCCACATCAGAAAAATCGGCAATAAGTTTCATAAGAATGTCTCTCTGTTCTTTCCATTTCAGAGAAGAAAAATACTGCGGATTTGTCAGCATCTTAAACATTTCCTCGCTCTGCGCCAAACCGGAAATATAAGACTTAAATTCAGCTTCACTCTTCGGATAACCGTCAATCTCAAATGAATTGATATTTCCTTGCAAAGTAACGGTGTCGGTACCGCGCTTCTTAACCCAATTCTGCTTCTGAACCTTGGAAAGCTCTACTTCCTTACCATCTACGTCCAAAACTGCTACAACCTTGATTTCCACGTTATCTATGCGCTTTCCGTCCTTATCTAATGGACGAACATTGAATTTTTCCTCTCCGGCACTGTTCTTGTTAAAAAGCAACCATGAAAATATGTCAAAAATCGTGGTCTTTCCGGACGCATTCTGTCCGCTAATCTTTGTCTTTTTCTCCCCAAATTTAATGTCAATGCTCTTAATGCCCTTGAAGTTCTCCCCATATAACGATTTTAAAATCATTCGCATTTTTGTCTCACCCTTTCTTTGAATTCTCTTTTCAGTCTATCGAAATGCTTTTCGTTCTCCATATATCCGCTCAAAGTTTCGATTGTCAGCATACATGCTGTGCCCTGTTTGCATCCGTGCAATTTGATGTTAATTTCATGTTCTTTTGCAATGTATTCGTGCAACATATTTATGTGCAACTTGCACTCAATCAGTTCGTTGTACTCTTCCCTTGGAACACAGACGTAATTTCCTTTTTTCATATTACACCCCCACGATTCCTTTTATTGAAAACTCATATGTAACTTTTTCCACAACGCGACCATCTTTACACGTTTTATTGTATCTCCGGCTCTGTAATCTGCCGTATGTGCTTACCCTATCGCCTAAAGCAAGTGAGTCCGTATATTCTGCACATTTTCCCCATGCAATGCAAGTAATCAAATCCTCTTTTCCATTCTCTCTTAAAGTTTTGAGTTTCAAATCACAGATTTTACGACCAAGTGGCGTTTCTCTGAGTTGCTTTTCCTCGATAATTCCATCAAGGCTTACTTCATTCAAAGGGCTATCATCCTCTGGTTTTGTGATTGTATCAGCCATAACATATGTAAGAATGGCTTTCCCAGACCCTGTTTTTACGTGCCGGGTAATTATCTTCCCATTGACACATACCGTTCCGCTGATTCCTGTATCGCTGATTTCTTCATCAAACAGTACCGGAAGTATATCTGCAACACCGCTTCTTCTTTCAACTCCGATGAAAAATTTATAAAATTTCTTACCGCTTGATTTATGGCTTTCCCTTGGTGCTGATACAACATCACCGATCAGTGTTATTTTGTTCTCCATTGCTTCTCCTTTCCATTTCTCTGTCAAGAACCTTTTCAAAATTATCTTTATCATCCTGTTTCTTTTGTTTTCCTGCCAAAAGTTCAGCAAGCATACGCTTTTCTTTCGTGGAACATCTCGTGCCACTTATATACACAACGCCTACCATTCATCCTCTCTCATTCTGCGTTTTCTCTTGATTCGCTTGTCAAGTTCGGCTCTCTTCCTGTCTACTTCCGACCAGTAATACATGATTGCAGCAATTACTGCCCCTACTACGAATTTAATAGCCGACATATTCCCGGCCGCGCCCTCACTATCCATATAGCACGCGGCAACCAAGGAATACTCCATTGCAACCGCACCTATGATGAATTGGATTACCTTTTTCATTCATTCCCCTTTCTGCCACTTTATAATTTAGTACCAGTCAGAAACAAACGTTCCGAGTAACGGACATACAACAATATCTATAAAACGCACAGAACCATCTTCCATGGAATATGTAAAAGCCATTGCATGTGTGTAAGTCGAATCTCCCGTCTGTATCTGTGCATCTCTTACAGAAACTCCATATGTTGTTTCCTCGTCAACGAAAATGCTTGAAAAACTTTCCGCAGAGTCAACCTTTGCCAAATAGTTGTCACCGCTACGAATTACCCTTGAATTAACTTTCTGAAATTCAAAATTGCTCATTTCAATTCTCCCTTCCATTATGTGTTTCGTTTTCCTCGCCCTGCTCACTATGTTTCGAAGCAGAACTCTCTACCATTCCAAGGACATATCCTTTCTGAAAATCTGTCATATTCGGAATGGCATCACGAAGTTTTTCGACAACGCGCTTTTCTTTTTCGCTCATACAATCACTTCCTTTCATGCGCAATATCTGATTTCATACTCTGCTACGATTTTCGAAAAGATTTCACGCAATTTCTTATCATCCTCAATAATGTCCATTTTGTTCAATGCGCTGATTTCTGTTTTCGTGCATCCGCTTTCTGCCATGCGCTCACGTCTGTTTCTGATTCTTCTATTCAAGTCGCATCCGGCACGGTGTTCAAGTTCTGAATACATTTCAGTCCTCAATACATTGAATTGACAATCTGCATTTCTCTGAATCCGGTTAAACTTGGCATTGATTTCATTTCTCCAATTATCAAATACCGGCTTCACTGCTTCTTTGATATGTTCAGTTGTCTCAATGGCTTTCTGTGCTGTGTCCTGCGCCTTGGCAATCTGTCTGTCTCTTTCCTTGTCAGCAAGTTCTTTTTGAACCATCTGATTAAGAAGCCCTTGCAATGCTTGCAATTCCGGAGATAACTGATCGTTGACACTATGATGTACATTAAAATAGGAAGAAACTAATTTTCTTTGCACTTCCCATGCCAAATCATCCGTGAATGACTTGACCAACATCAGATAGCCCTGTTCGGTAATGAATGCTGTTCCGAAGTTACTCAACACTACATTTTCTAGTGTCCGTTTTTCGGACAGTTCAGTATTTTCAAGGTCTGACGGCTTCAAAACGAAATAATCTTCGCCCTCAACAAAATGTTTTCTGTTGTCAGAAAATCTTTTTCTTGCTGTTCCGTCCGGTCTTTCATGTGCCATATCAATGTCCTTAAATGTGACCACTCGCTTGCCTTTGTACTCTTTGATGGAAATATCTGCATTTCCAATGTGTACCAAATTATCCATATCTTCACTCCTTTCTGTGGTATAATTCCCTTATCATCAAATAAGGGAGGCGATGCAATTTGAAATACTTTTTGTTTTGCGATTTTTCTACAATATCCTGCGACCGAGAAAAGATGGCAAAGATATTAGCCGAAAATGAAATAACGTTCGCAAATATAAATAATTTCTGTTGGGAACTAAATGTTCCTGAAACGTTTGGCAATCCGCTATGCGACACAACAGCAGAATCTATTCACTGTCTGTTTTATCAGTACACTCACAAGAACTCTCTTCTTCTTGTGGTAAAAGCAAATGAATATTTTCCAAACGGAGATTAGGATATAATCTCTTTGTTTCTTCATATACGGTTTTGGTTTTCAGCCACTTCCGCATATGAAGAACCTGTTCCATGACATCCATATCGTGAATATCCACTTTGTTTAGAATCTTCTGCAATTCCTTTTCCATTCCATTAAAATAAGAAACCGGAACAACAATTATGTCATTTGCTGATTTAATCTCTTTCATGTTCTCACCTCTTTCCTTTAATTTTAAGGTTTTGTTGACCTTGTAAACAAAGTATAGTCCCCAAGAAACATTTTGTCAATACTTTTTTGTTGACTAGGGGACATTTTTGTTATATAGTATATATGAAAGGAGGATAAATAGTGAATGAAAGAATCAAAGAATTAAGAAGTCGATTAGGATTAACACAAGAAGAATTTTCCTCAAAAATTGGTCTTTCGAGAAATTTTATAGCGCAAATTGAAACAGGAACAAAAAAACCGTCCGAAAGAACAATTTTTGATATATGTGAAAAATTTAATGTCAATGAAGATTGGCTTCGCACCGGAAACGGAGAAATGTTTGTTGAGTTATCAAAAGACGAACAGATTTCAGCAATGCTTGGAGAAATCCAAAGATTAGGTGATGAAAACTTTAAGTATCGACTTGTTTCTGCGCTGTGCAAGTTAAGCGAAAATGATTGGACAGCCTTAGAAAATTTAGTTGATATGATTTCAGACAAAAAGTAAAAAAGAGCCAAGGGCAATGCGCAAACCCTTGGCTCTTTTCCTATTTTAATAAGTTGCTTATGTATGCATATATGGTTTTTAACCAATGCAAATTGTCGCATTTTTCAATGAGTTTAATGATTTCATTTTTGTAGTACTCTTTTCCCAACTTCAAAACCCCCAATCATGTGCCCTATGTAGCGATACAAATATTATAGAACGCGTGTTCTGCATAGTCAATAACAACTTGGGGACAAAGCCAATGCCAAGCCTTGCCCCCACCAGAACTTGAAGTGTCCTTTCGGACAAGTCCATAGTATCACTGTAATATGCATGATTTCAACATTTTTCGGTCGCAAGTTTCGACAGAAAATGTCATTGCAGAGAAGCGGAAAGCTGTTTCTCGATCTCTTCTTGCACTTTCGCGCGCCAACGCATCGGCACTTCATCAATCGTCATTTTCTTGTCTACAAGAATACGTCTTACATAGAATTTAACCATTATGCTTCACCTCCTGCTACCATATCCGCAAGATCTTGAATTGCTCCGGCATTGGACTCATGCCCGGCTTTCAACTCATCAATTGCTTTCTCCATCTCGGTCTTAGTCCTCAAGCTTACAGTAACTGTATATGTACCATCTTCTACTCCATCCTTTCCCTTATTTGGCACATATGAGAATCTTTCATACTTCAGATCCGCATATTCTCCGGAAATCTGATCATTGTGTGTAAATGTGACCTTTGAGATGTTCTCTTCCGAGAAGGCATCTGTGATTGACTTGATTCCATTAAAGTCTTTCGACTGAATCTGAATATTGCCGAGACTCGCTCCTTCGGCGATCTCGAACTCTGTTTTGTTTTTCAAAATAATTTTGTCCATAATTTTTATTCCTTTCTATGTGTAAATTTACGGGTTACTAAACTTATTTAAACGGCAGATTAATTAGTGGGGTTGTAAAATCAATATTTTATGATAGCAATATAAAATTAAACGACACGAACAGAGCGGAAGTTATCAAGACGGTATTAAAACAATTAGGTGGATCAGGAAAAGCAATCGCTACTATTCGATATTATGGTGGGTACTATACTACAAACATTATTAATCGTAATGGTATTCAAACAACTGTATTAGAGTACGACTTTAACGATGCTATAGCTGGTGATTATCGCTTTAACTATTGGATAGTTACAAACGAGACTGCTAAATTAATAAAAACGATATAATAAATTTTAAAATACGAGAGTTTTCCAACTACTCCATTCTCCTTTTAATAAGGTTCGGTATGACGGTGATGTATAATGCCCAAACCATAATTGCGCACCATATTGATTCGATCTTACTCTATACCCTAATACAATGCCTTGTGCTGCCGGAGCCATACATACATATACCCCATCAACATCAATCGGCGTGTCTAATTCTTTTGTGGTTGCAGGTTCTTTTACAAACATTAAAGGATGGTCTGTATCTATTCTAAGATCGTTTTCATTTTTATTAGACCACCTGCCGTTTAAATCACTTATCTGCTTTGCAAGTGTCCCATCAATATTCGGGTTCGCCTGCCGTGCATCAAGTGCGAAGCCTTCCACTGTAGTGATCTGATTATTCGCCACATTCGCCGCCGGAAACGCTCCATTGATGGCATCCTTTAAGGTATCTGCCAACTTGATTACATTGTTGACCTGGTCCATCGTAAGCGTTGCTCCATCAATGTTAACTTTAAGCGTTCCATCTTCTGCAATCGAAAGTCCGTCTGCCGGTTTCACAATCCCGGCATCCTCTTTCGTTGCGATTGCACCGACACCACCCACAATCGACTTCGACCAATATTCTGCATTTGTGGGTAACGTCCCCTTCGGCACAGCTTTTTTTGCTATGAACATTGTGTTATTATATGTTACCTCATCAAGTCTCTTATACTCCGTCTCTGCGCTCCAATCGCCCTTTGGCACAATTGCCACTCTTCCTGCTATAGCCATTCTAAGCCACCTCCCAGTTTAAATTTCCGTCATTGTCAACGACAAAGTTATATGCCGCATTGTCCGTGTAAATCAACTCCCCATCCTCATTCACATCAAATTCTGTCATTGTGAGTTTCTTGTTAATCTCGTCTTCGATTCCCTGCGCCCGGTCTGCGCTGTCCTTTGCATCTGTGGCAGATTTTGCCGCGTTGGTTTCGGACGTTCCTGCGCTTTTGGCAGATGCTACCGCCTTGGCAGATTCCACTTTAATATCTGCAAGATAATCCGGGCGCAGATGCTTTTCTTGGATACTTCCCTCTTTCACGATTGCGGACACCTTACCGTCGCTGCCGATTGCAAATGCGATTGTATCAGAATCCAAGAACTCATATTCTGTAATCAATGTGGATAAATCTACATTCTGCGTTGTACCATCATCTAGCGTTATCACAAGTTGCTGTGCCTGCGGGTTGTACTTGAAGTTGACAGCCAACTTTTCCAATTTGGTATCAATGACCGCCTTGGAACCGTTCATCTTAACGACCGTCAGCACTCCCATAGGTTCATTCCAAAGGATTTCCTTTACAAGCTCATTTGCCTTTGCCAAATCAACCTTAGACGCATCCATAGCAACCACACGATCATCCAGATTGTCAATGCCGGCTTCCGCATTATTTAACCGCATGGCATCAATTGCTGTTTTCTCGCTTGGAAAATTCTCCCAGTATGTCCGGCTATAAATTTTCTGCATGGTTCACACTCCTTTCTAACGCTGATAATCTGCGTTCCAGATCTTCGTTTTTCTGCTGCAAAAGTTCGATTTCTTTCTGTTGCATCTGGATCATCTGTATGTGCATTGCATGGAGATTTTCCTTGTCAATTTTCCATGTCTTTGAATCTCCGTGAATTGCTTTTTCATCCTCTTCGGCATCTTCTTTTAGTACAAGTCCGCTATCGGACAATCCGGCATCCTGCAAAATCTTCTCTAAATCCTGCGCAATTAAACCAAACTGTAAGCCTGTGTGTTGCGTGATATATCCGGATTTCCATGTATACTCAACTGGGCGCATTGCCATATAAACGCTTTTAATATCCCTTAATGATTGTATATTATTTTTCAGCCTTCTATCGGAACTCGGAATAGAAATCAAAAGACCCTCGATATCCAAGGTACTTTCCCTTGAACCAAAATCAGACATTTTATTAAAGTGTCTAGGCGAATACTTGGTTGTAGAGCTATCATTAAGTGTATAGTCTACATCTGTAAAATACCCACTTGGCAATTCGCTTTTGGTTGCGTAGCCACTCAGCGAATTGTCAACATAACTTTCTGTCGCCAAGTTTTCCCCGTTTGCATCAGTAACAGATAATAAGTCCAACTTAACATTCTGCAATAACGCATTATTTCTTCCGTCATGCCCTAATATCTCTACCCCAGATACCTCACCACTGTCAAAAAGCAGAGATTCTATTATATGTACTCGTCCGCTACCATCCAGTTCAAAGTTGTTACATTCTACAATCAATCTGTTTCCTCGTAGCACAATTTGGTCTGCGCTGGCATTGATCATAGAAATAACTTGGTCGTTCTCGTCTCTTCCAAGTTTCAATTCCAGCGATGCGTCTAATTGCCCTTCCGCCTTTTGTGCACGATTGACTTCTGCGACAATGCTTTTTGTGGTCTGCTCAAACTTGGTATTTGTCTGTTCCTCTAAATCCTCGTATGTGGATTGAAGATGATCGGCGTTCCTCTCTAACTTTCCGGTACGTCTTTCCACACTTTCAATCGTGTCTCTGATAGAGTTAACCTTTGCAGAGTGTGTCTGCGTGCCCTGTGCGGAGATTGAATCTCTCTTGCTTTGCACTCCGGTTAGGGTTCGTTGCAATAGATACGTTTCAACAATCTCTCTCGTGGTATTGAATCGGATTGGTTCCCCAAGTGTCAGACATGGATTTCCGACACAGGTGCAACTTTTAATCGGCGTGTATGCCGCCTGTGCCATGATTGGCAACAAATTGTTTGCAATCTGTTCCAGCTCCGCTCCGGTCTTGTCTGATACAAGAAAGTTTCCTGTAATCGAATAGTTGTTTCCGGTAGTTCCAACAATAGCACCGGCATTATCTTCGCTTGTCTTAATTTCAATCTGCGTGATTGCCTTGCTTTTGAAATCCTCGTAGTCAAACGTGATGTAGTGTCCGGTCATGGACTCTGTGTTTGCATCAGACGGAAACACAGAGTCAGACGGAAACAAATCTTCCGCCGGATAAAGTGCGCTTGTGATTGCTTTCAGAAAGACATACTCAAACTTGCCCTCTCGGTTGATATTACCAAAGCATCCGTTAATCTCGCATATTGCCGTCACAACCGTTTTCCCGCTGATAGAGGACTCTTCTGTTACTGCGCTTGAATCGTCCGTCTGTGTGGCCACAAGCGTCTTATTGACCGTCATGGAATCATTGACAAGGCTTGTTTCAACTTGCGCAATTCCAAGATGTGCAAAGAAGCTATCGCGGAACTGCTTAAGTGTCATTGGAAAGCTAAGTCCTGCATACCAAGACTTTACATCCGTATTGATAATGTCATACATAGCGTCATATGCCGTAATCTGCCGTTTTGTACGGTCAGCCGTAGGAACATCGGATGCAACCTTAAAAACTCCGTATGGCATCGGATTTTGGCTATCTCCGTCAATCGTTTCTTCGATAGAGATTGTCTTTCCAATAATGTTTCCTGCGGTGTTCCGCGCTGTGAATTTTACGCAATTCGCTTCGCACGCTCCAAACTTTAATTCAGACTCCGAACAAAGACTTTCTTCAAGCGAAAACGTACCGATTTCAAGCATCGAATTGTCTATTTTCTGATTCGTTCCAACAACAGATATGACCATCTGCTTATCTGTCGAGGAATCCCAATACTTTTCTTTCAAACTGCTATTTATCATACACACCACCTACAAACGAAAATTTGATTGCGTCATACTTAATCTTCCCATGTGCCACAGAATAGAACGTAGGCTGAATGTCAGCGATATATCCGTACTGTGTCACATATCCGCGTTTCTCCGGCACGTATGCCGTGATATATCCACCGCGTTCCTTTGCCTTGGTATAGTTCTTTTCAATATTCTTCCAAAAATCATCAAACTGCTTTTCGGTCAGCATGGCTTTGGTTTCAAACTCGACCTTTAAGGCTTTCAGTTCCACGGCATCACGATGCTCATATCCGTTTTCATCCGTCCACGGGTCTTTGTCCTGCATATTCACATAGGAACTAAACGTGTCCTGCTTTATTAAACTGTTCGGTATGGTATAATTGCCAAACTTTACTAAATACCCGCCATATCCCATCGTTTACCTCCTAAAAATGGGTACAAAAATAGCACCTACCGTTTGGTAGATGCTATCCATTTGATTAAATTTTAAGCTACTACTGATTCCCATTCAGATTTCAGCTTTTCTACATCGTTTTCAAAAAGTTTGCAAGCGATTTCGTACAACTGCGGAATCATTCCCATTTCCCTGTCGATATAATCCATCTTGTTTCTTACTTTTGGTTTGAGTGTGCACCCTTCCATCCTTGATTTAAGGTTGCAGTGATATTTCCTTTCAAATTCTCCATAAAGCAACGAATAGCGTTCTTGATACTTTCCATCGGCACCGAAACGGACAATCTGCGTTATACGCTGTCTCTTAGTTGCCAAGTCAATATCATCAACAAGTCCGATAATAACATCTTCCTTATGGATGATTTCTTTCTTCTGCCTTTTAATGGTTTCATTCTGCTCTCTAACAGTTTTTAATGTCTGTGAAAATATCAGCTTAGTATTTTCATCTGCGTATGGCAGGTAAGTGGAAATAAATAATTCATCATTATTGACATACCCGCCTGTTTTACGGATTGTGGGAAGAACCTCGGATGTTACCCAACGTTTGAACTTATGAAGTTTTTCTTTTCTTTCGTTTATAAGGGAGTCGTTTTGTGACACACCCTTTGCTTTCTGTGGTTGCATCTGAAAGAGCAAGGAATACAAACCACTTTCATTAACAACCGTCATTCTTTGTTTTCCACCGGGAGTATCAATTTGTGACACACCCTTATCAGAATCATCAATATTTGAAAGGCTTCTTCTGTAATTCGTATCTCCGAATACTTCGCATATATCCTTTCCAACAAACATCGGTTCATCATCGACCATTACCATTCTGATCTGTCCGAATATAGGATTTTCAAATACCTCAATGCCGTTTTGAATCTTAAGCATAAGTTGTGATTTTTTCATTCGTGTCTACCTCCATACATTTTTATCTGAATAAAAAAGAGGAAACCGCTTGTGAAATCACATTGGTTTCCTCTTTCGTACAGTATGGCGTTCGATTAAGTAATCCGCATCTTCACGGATAAGGTTGTTTCCTTAGTAATAAGGATAGACTATTTTTGATTTTGTGTCAATCAACTTTTTTCGCTTCAAGTTCTTTCATCTTTTCTTTAATTTCCCGTAATTCTTCTAAAGCCTTTTCGTAAGACTCAACCATTTTGTCGTACTGCCATGTTGGTATCATAACCATCTTTTGTGTGTTCATAAAATTTTCTCCTTTTCAAGAAAACTTTTTCGGATAAATTATTCCAATAAAGAATTTAGCTGAAATTCAATTTGCTCATACGCTGGAACTTTAACTGCGCAATCCGGTATTTGTATACCCGCTTGGTTAAACAAACTTTTTACAACGTAAGCAACTTCATGCGGCGCGGCACTTTCGCGTCTCATTATTCTTTCAAGCAATCTTCCGGCGTTTGTCGCACTTTCCATAGCCGAAGGAGACACCGGATACTGATACATTACTGCTTGTTCTGACTGTCGTTTGAAATAATGGTTCACTAACTGTCGTTGAACGTCCCATGCCAGATCATCCGTAAATGACTTGACCAACATCAGATAGCCCTGTTCTGTGATAAGGTACATTCCATTCGGAGCGGTTACACCAAATTCCCCCTTGGCTTCATCCGAATTTCGGACGAAGTAATCTTCTCCTAAAATAAAGCGCTTCTTATTGTCGTTAAATCTTTTTCTTGCTGTTCCGTCCGGTCTTTCATGTACCATGTCAATATCCTTGAAAGTAACCACTCTCTGACCTCTAAATTCCTTTACCCGAATTTCTTTGTTTCCAATATGAATTAATTCGTTCACAAAATATCTCCTTTCTGTAAAAGTTAATACTCCGTGTGTGCAACAGAAAACATGCTTTAAAATAATTTTATCGCTACATAAGACTTATTTTTTAGTTATTCCATGTTTTCTGTTGCCAACCCAAACAAAGAATGATATCATGGTTATATCAATCCATAAACGGGTTGTCTTTTGTTTTTTGAGTAGTCGCAAAGATTGGGAGTCCGTGCGGCTACTCTTTTTGTTACTTCTCCAAGTTTTTCAGCATTTCTTTGATTTCTGATATTTCATCCATCATCTTTTCCTGCTTGTCAACAAAACTGTCATTCATTATAAGATTCCGAATGTAATCATTTTTTGTAATGCCTAATTCATTGGATCTTTTTTCTAGGTACTGATGTTGTTCATCAGTAAGCCTAAGCGTAAAAGTTTTAATTCCCATGCACACCTCCTTGTAATTATTAGAAGCCTATTTGACTTCTGCAATTATAATATCATGTGTGCATATAGAAGTCAAGTGGACTTCTATATTTTTTCAAACATTAAAATAAGCCGTGTTTCCACGGCTTAAGTATTTTTAAAGTTTAATCTTTATCTTATCGGATTTTATTTCTTCGATATTGTTGTAATCATCATCGAATCCACCCTCAAATTCAATATCAAATTCAATTTCTTTTATTTTTTTGATGGAGTTTTCGCTCTTGAAATCCTTGTCCACCGGAATTTCAAATACTGCATAACATCCATTTAATATAGGCTCGCTATATAAATCATATTTTGCAGAACCAAGATCAAACGACCATCCATTTACTGAACAATTCTCAACAGTCCATCTTCTCTCTCTTTCGGTCTTGTTTTTAACATAAAACTTATACTTATCTGATTTTTTTGAGATATATCCAATGTCTATGTTTTCGTCAGATACTTTCGCCGCTTTTTTCGGCTTGAAATATCCTTTCCCATTGTCCTTGTTCGTAGAAAAAGAAACCTTTGGGGATTCCCATTCTTTCATGCTTTCCCCGTATCCCCAAAACAAAACATCAAATTTCTTAAATGTTTTTATTCCATTATTTTTGAACCACTCTTTATTGATGGATACTGTAAACCTTGCCTTTTTCCCGCTTGGGACATTAACATCTGACATATAAGTGCTTCCGCCTGCCATAAGATTGTTGATGGCGTATTCATGCGCGGCGATATCGTAGTCTTTGTCAGAATTATTCTTTACAACGAATGTGATATCTACATACCTGCTACCTTTTGTTGCCTTGTCGACAGATATGACCACTCCGTTTCCTTTGTAAATTGTTTTCTTTGAAACCTTGAACGACGATAAGTAATCCGTTTTAGCATCCGAATTTATTATAGGGATAACAGAAACAATAAGGATCGCCGCAATAACTAATGTAAAAAATCTTTTAAAGTTTTTCATAATAACCCCTTTCCGGTACTTTGTACCCTTGTATGTAGTTTTCTGAATTATACCACACACAAGGGCAAAAGTCATTATATTTATACCGGATAAGGTGCAGTGCCGGTTCTATTAAAGAATTGGCGCGCTTCTTCTTGTGTAACCTTAAATATTCCTTTTGAATCAGCCTCTACCTTAAACGTTACGTTCACAGGCTGTCCGTTTCCCATAGCCGCTTTTACCGCTCGGTATACGCCGTCTGAAACAGATGATACAATCTGATCGTTATTCATAACCGCCGTATGACCGCCAAGGTTTCCAACAAGTTCCGGTCCTGCTTCTCTCGCAACGAACATCTGCCCCATGTTTGGCAATCCACCGACTGCGTATTTCTTAATCGGTTTCCAACTTCCACCGGAGAATACACCGCCATCAGCTTTCTTTGTTGTAGAACCTTTCGTTTTTACATTTACGGTTTTTCCGCTAAAGAATGTAGATATACTAGACCAGAGGTTCTTTAGCGCATTTGTGGCAAATGAAATGCCGATTTTCAATGTTCTTCCTGCATTGATAACCTTTTCTTTCCATTCGTTGCTTACATCTTTCCACCATGTTCCACCGGCTTTCTTGACGTTTACAGTAAATCTCTTTACCTCTTTTCCTGCCGTAGTGCTTTCCCACCATTTTTTAACATTAGACCACCATTCGCCGGCTTTATTTTTAACGCCTGTAGTAAATTCTTTTACCTTACCGACTTTCTCTGCCCAATATTTCTTAGTGTTACTCCACCACTTAGATGCATCATTCTGGACTGCGGTTGTAAATTTCTTAACCTGTCCGACTTTTTGACCCCAATATTTCTTAGTGTTACTCCACCATTCTTTAGCGGAGTCTTTAACATCTGTAGCAAATTCTTTTACTTTGCCGACTTTTTCTCCCCACCATTTTTTAACATTAGACCACCATTTAGAAGATGTATCTTTTACGTCTGCGGTGAATTTAATCACGTTTTCTGTACGTTTTTCTATCTTTTTCTTTTGTTTACCCCACCAATCAGAAACAGCTTTTTTCATTTCGCTGTCCGATGGAAGTTCAAAATCTGTAAAAGGAATTTTAAGTTTTGTATTTCCTGCCTTTCGATCTTCCCACCAAGCGGCGAGCCCTGGTCCCCATGTATCATTCCACCAATCGGAAAACCCTTGTTTCCAATCATCCAATGAATAGGTAAATAGGTCGCTAAACTTAAAGTCTACGCGGTACTTTTTCATTTCTTCCGGTTGTGTAGCATCGGCTATCTTATTTCCAATTGCTTTTCCGAGTGACAATCCTGCCTCTGCCGTAATAACAATCGCCCCTACAGTCAATGCCAACTTTCCGATCTTCCCGGCAATCGTACCAAGACCGCTTATTTTTTTTGACAATCCCGTGGAAAGCGCTTCTCCTATTGTTGCGTTTGCCCCGATTTCTACTCCGAGTTTTGCCGCAATAGAACCGGCAATTGCTTTTGAAATGGAAGTTCCTATGATTCCCAGTGCGGTTTTTGCAAGATGCAATCCAAGGATTTTTTTGATTGTCAGCGCACCGATGATAATTGCAACTGTTTTTACGTCTAAGTTGCTTAAAAACTCCTTGACGCCTTTCCAAACATCCTTCCATGAAATTTTACTTAATGCTGTCGTAACTGCATCAAACGCGCCTTGCGCCCATGCATTAAGCGTTTGAGCCAATAATGCAAAGTCAAAGTTTTGGAAAAACTTGTTTATTCCGTCTGCAATTGAATTTCCAAATTGTTTCCAATTAAACGTCGTGCCAAACGAATCCAATCCATGAAGCACCGTGTTTAATGAATTTGCAATCAGTTTTCCGGTTTCTCCGAAAAGCGTTGTACCTTTCTGACCCTCAAATAGTCCATTAAGGAATTTTGCAAGTCCACTACCAAAGCCGGACGCTTTGGCGTATACCTCATCCCACTTGATGCCTCGCATTGCATTGATAAGAGCACCGGAAATCGCTTTTCCAAGTCCTTCAAGGTCTTTGATGTTGCTTTTGAATTTCTTAAAGATGGTGTCGGTCTGAACCAATCCGCCATCAGCACCGGTGCCGCCACCAGCACCTGAACCAGATCCAGAACCTTTATTGCCAGAACCGGAACCCTTGTCTTTACTCTGTTTTGAAATAACCTTTAATTCATCAAATGCACGAGTTGCCTGTTGGATTTCCTTTTTTGCTTTCTTGGCATTCTTTGCGATACCGCCTGTGTTTTTTCCTGCGTTTCCTGCGGCATTACTTAAATCATCCATGCCATCAGACGCGCTCCCAATATCATCAGCAAGACCGCTGATTCCTGCCCCTTTGCTTGCTTCATACTTCCATCCGAAGATTGAACCTAAAGCATTTGTTACCATTTCCGCAAAAGAAATCACCTTTTGCAGAACCGCATTAAGTACCTTGATAAACGGCTTAAATGCATTGATTAAACCACCACCAACAACCGCTCCAAGTGCTTTGAAATTCTCTTTAAGCATGGTTATTTGGTTATGCCACGTATCTGCTGTACGTGCGAAATCTCCGGTAATATTGGTTGTATGCGCAAGCACATACTGATAACGCAACATGGCTTTTTGAGCCTGCGTCATTGAGGAAATGTTTGCATCAAGTCCTTGTTTTAATGCCCATTCCTTTAATGTTGCCTGTGTCAAGTCGATACCATAACGCCGCATAGGTGCCGTAGTACCGGAAAATACAGATTGCAGACTCTTGGCAATATCTTCTTGACTCACATCATAGAATGAAGCCATATCTCCGGCTAATTCTGTCAACCGGATAGACATTTTCGCCATCTGCCCCTGCGGAATATCGAGTGCAGTTCCCATTGCTTGAAAACGGCTTGCAAACTGTTTCGCGGACAATTCGGACATACCAAATTTTTCAATTGATGTTTTTGCGAAATTGTTAATTAGGCTTTCATACTGCCCGAATGTCTGTCTTACAACATTCTCAACCTCTGTCAGTGAGGATGATATATCAATAGCATCTCCAAGTAGCCTAAATCCTCGGAATAGAGTCCAATACGTTGCATACACTTTTCCGATTGCAGACGCAAGGGAGAACGACTTCTTAGTAACCGCAGAAGCACCGGAACTAAATCCGCTAAATGAGCTTGTGATGCTTTTTGCCGCTGTTCCTGCCGCTCCACCGGTACGCGATAACTTTGCCAATGCGTTTGTCATGTCAATAATATTCCGGCTTACACTAGGGGCTTTCGACAGTTCCGACATAAGCTGTCGCATTGCCGTAGCAAGTTTCGGAATATTTTCAATCGCCTTGGTGGAACTCTGGTAGCCAAGCTGTTTGATTGCAGATGCAAGTTCGGTCAGACCCTTAACAGATGCTGACATTCCAGAAAGCCCTTTTACCGCATTGGAAATCTGACGCATAGAACCAGCCGCAGCATTAATCTGTTTGCTGTTGATAGAGCCTAATTTGCTTACATTTCTTGCAACTGCAGAAAAAGTCCGTGTGTCAATTCCACGCATTGCCGTCATTGCCCCTACAAGTCGGTTTACCCCTGTGGAAAGACTATTCAGATTTCCAGCGTTAAGCCCGGAAAGTGCGGAAGATAATCTCCCAAGCCTTGTCACAAGCGCATCTATCTGACCGCTTGCCTGTTGTGCCTGTGCTTGGATTTTTATTTCAAGAGACTCTAATTCCATTTATCCACCAACTTTCTACATAAGAAAAAGACGGTAAGATTTGACCCTTACCGCCCTTGAATTACTTTTTCAGTTTTCCCTTTTTCAGAAGAGAAAGCATTTTTGAATTTTCCTCTGACGTAAACTTAAAATTGGAAAATCCGTTCTTTTTTGCGATTTCCGCACGATGTTCTTTCGATACATCATCTTCCCCAACCGCTTTTAACGCTTCAACGATTGAACCGGAATTTCCGGTATACTTCGGATAATACTTTGTTTTGCATTTTCTTGCGCCTTTTACAACAATAACTGTGTGACCTTTTATGCGTGTCACAAGAATATCTCCGTTGCGAAGAATAAACCCGGCATGATAAGAACCCATATCATCAAACAAACCGGATTTCAAAATTACCGGTCGTTCATTGGATGTATTGAAATCTCCCACATCCTTACCGGATGCATAGATAATACAAGCACGTACAAGAGAAGAGCAATCGCATTCCGTCTTGACTTTTGTGTTGATTCCATGCTTAATGACTCCGTAGCGTTCCGATTGGTCATAGCCGATATTTTTGTTATCAGATGCAATCTTCATAGCTTCAGCTAACTTCTCCGCAACCTTATTATCCTTTGCTCTTAGCACATTCCATCCCTTAGAATGGTTGTAAAACTTCTGTGTAGACACTTCCTGTCCGGTCTGGTCTCCGGCTTTTCCACCAGAATAGCAATTTCCGTGTTCATCGTGCCTAGCACTTCCGATAATTACTGCCATAGCAATACCTCTTTTCTTAAACTATCTTTGGCTTTGGTAAATGTGATTTCCTTGATTCAGCCGCCCATGCTTCTTCTGCCTTAAGCATTTCTCGTATCTCTGCATCGGGATCGTCCGTATTCTGCTTTTCGATAGAATCATAGCAAGTTTCTTTCACGTACTTACTATTACCCTTTCCGAATGTAGCGTCTATTGCCGTCACAAGTGCTGACGTTGCATATCTGCCGAACCACATATACATTTCCATGTCGCGTTGCTTCCATTCTGCCTTATATGCATCCACATAAGGCTTAAGAAACTCTGGATTCATCATATCTATATCATCAACGGAAAATCCGTAGCCTTTCGTTACCATAAGGTAAAACGGACGGATTTCCGCAACGTAATATTCCCATGTTAATTCTTGGTTGTTGTTTTGGATGGGGTCTTTTTCTTCTCCTTCTCCTGCTCCTGCGCTTTCTCCGACGACTCCATCATCTGTGCTAAAAAACCGTTTGTCATCATTTCCTCCTGCATATCAGCGAATAAATCCATGCAGTTAATCTCGTTTGTATCAATCGCATCATAAAGGATGTCGGACACCTTCTCAAGCTGCTCATCGTAGCCTTCGTTTGTTTTGTAATCATATCCAAATTCTTCATTGTGATGCATCTGCAGTCCTACAAGAAGTGTCTTAGGAAGCGTTTCAAGAAGAATATCTTCCATAGAGGAAATATCCTCCATATCCTGCGTCTTCATAATATCCTGTAAGATATGTGCTTTTAATGACGGTCTTGTTGCAAACTGAATTGTATATTCTTTTCCACCTAATTTTGCTTTCATGTTTTACCTTGCCTTTCTGCCCTATATTGGCAAGGGGCAGTGTTGCCACCGCCCCATTGTTGCTTATCTTATTGCTTCAAGTTCTGCTATCGACCGTTCATCCTCGCCTACCGGTGCGGTCGATTGCTCGTCCGATAGGCTTTTTACCCCACCACTGTTACGGTGAATGTTCCATCGTTGTTATCAACGACTTTTAGCTTGTCGGTAACGAGTTCCGATGCCGTACTTGGAATAACCGTTGCGGTCATTTCAAGAATCTCATCAACGCCGCCAACATCATTCGGTGTTGCGGTTACAGATCCGACATAAGCGTATTTTGCTACGCCGCCGATACCGTCTGTTCCGTAAAGATGAATAATATCAACCTTTTTGTCGTTGAGTTTTTCAATCTTGTCAAGATAATCTTTTTCAAGATTTCCGGTAATCTCACGAGAATCCGCAGTCTTGATTCCTTTTTCAAACGTCTGCTGATCGTCCTCCATCGTGGTTGACTCAACCGTATTTGGCGGAGATGCCGGAGATGGAATTGATTTAGCCGCAAGAAGCAAATTATATGTTCCTGCAAAATCAGCTTCTTTGTCCGTATGCTCTTTGATAATCACACGAGCCTTATAACTTGTTGATGCCATGCTTTTTATACTTCCTTTCTTATAATTGGTCTAAATGCTCAATGTTTCCAATTACGCGAGTTGCGCGGAATGTAGCCGTTCGCACTTGCTTGGAAATTGTTTGGACTATATTTGATACTTCAAAACTTTGTTGCTTAAAAAAAGACACCGCATATGCTGCGATGTCCTTAATTGCTTTCTTTGAACCTTTGTTTGTAATTGTGATCTGAAATGTTGGGCGAATTGCATTGATTGTCTTTGCTTCATTCGTCCGTCCGGCTTCTGTGCCACCGATTTGTCTGACTAAAAGTGTCGGGAATGTTGCAGTGCCGCCCGATTCTTCATCTTGCGTCACTTTAATTCCTCTTACCCTGCTTTCCATGTATGATTTCAAAAGGGAACATAAGGTATCTTCAAAATCAAGTGCCCAACTGTTTAACTCATTTTCCACCGAATACCTCCCTTGCAATCTTTACATACTGTTGAATAATCTGTTGTTCCGCGTTGTACATAGGCATTGTGGCTTTGATACCGTGGGTATAACGCCATGTTTCGGTCTTATCGTCCCAATAATACCAGCCATCTTCAAAAGCGTGTATTTGTCCCGGATACGTGCCGACACCGAATCCAAGTTCCGGTGCTTTTGGGTTCTCTTCGGAATTGTAAAAAATTCCAGACCCAAACTCTACCGCCAACAAAGTATAGAACGGTTCTCTATCTTCTGACGTTACCGTTTTTCCGGTTGCAATCAGAATCGCGTTCGAGGTCATTAACTGCGGTGCTTTATCAACCCTTACCGTTATCGTGTTCCCTATTGGGGATTCCGATATGTGTTGTATTGCCACCGTCTGACCTTCCTGTGCAAGCCTAGAAACAAGTAAATCGCATTTAGCCTGTAAACTATCGCGGTACTGTTCTAATTTCTTTATAGCGTCTTGTATGGACTTAGTAGATAGTGTCATTGAAATAGGTTTCTTTTTCATACAATCACCTACTTAATATTCTTCCGAAGAAGAAACAAATCCGTGGTCAGTCCTTCATCAGCAACTCCTTTTACGATGTAATCTGCGGTTTCTGAATCCACAAGTCCATCATCAGTGCGTTTGACTTCCGAACGTTTCCACACAACGTCACCGGCTTTCAGTGGTAAATATCCTTTATCCGTGACAAGTTGACAGTATGATGTACTATCATCAATTCCAAATTCTTTCACAAGGGCTTCCGACAGCTTATTGCTGATATTTGCTTGGAATGTCGTAGGTTCTGAAAACCCTTCAACTTCCTCGCCTTTTGGAATCTTGTTGCCTTCGGAATCTAAATAAGGTACAAAGTTCCCATCGGAATCCTTGTATCCTTCATAGACAATATCTCCATTTTCGTCAGTTTGTGGGATGAATACTCTCTGACCGGATTGCGAATATTTCATTTTCTGCTTATTAATGTCAAGCATTGGTGTTTTCCTCCGGGATTCCGGCAACACTTGTCAGAAGTGATAGCACTCCGGCAAGGACTGATGCGGAAAGAACATATTTCCAATCCACCGCACCCATAAATGCCGCCGTTCCAATTCCAGCAACTGCCGCCTGCGCAACAGTCTTGATTGCTCGGATTCCGGCTTTTTTAGTCCAATCTTTCCAATTCCTCATGGCTTTTATCTCCTTTCCCTATATGAATCTCTTCAATCTCATGTTTCATTTTCGTAACCATTCCGTTTCCACCTAACGCATGGTACGCATCATACATCTCACAGAAGTTCTGATAGGCATATGACGGTATTTCTCCGATTCTGGTGTACTTTGCATGGTATTCAATAAGTTGGACGCGCAAAAGGAGCATTGTTCCTTTACTGTTTGCATCCCTACTTTTCTTTTGCTGTTTAAGAAGCCAAACTATATATCCAAGCACTATCGGAAGTGCCACAAGATAAGTTTGAATCAAAATACTTTTCATTTGAATCTCCTTTTGGCGCACTGCCCACCACCGCTTAATGTGCGCCGCCTGCAACCATTTTACCGGCATCGGAAATATGGTCACGCTCAATCTTCTTTAATTATATTGCTTTTACAAACGGATACACACCAACAAAAAGGCTTTCACGGTCTTTCCATGTCCGGCTAACACCGTTTTCGGAGAAACTTGCCATGTACGCTTCTCCTGCCTGCGACCGGTCGTACACTGCCAAATTGACCATAATGTTTTCATAGTTCTTAACATCACTGTCAATCTGGTCTTGCGTGTATGTGTCCGGGTAGTTCCGTCTGCTGATAATCTCTTTTCTTGCCTGCTCTAAAAGCTGTTCAATCAAAGGGTTACATTCTTTTTCATCAAACACAACTTTATCGGACTTTTCCCCGGTCGCTTCGTCCTCTACCTCTTCTATATGAAATTGTTTTAAACGAATCTTTACCTGTTCGACAAGCGTGTATGACATAAGCGATCTCCTACAGATTAAATTTTGCAATCAGAATTTCTTTCAGTTCCGCGCCACTTGTTGCTTGTGCATTTTCAATTCCCTGCTCTGCGGCAAGTTTTTGCAAGTCTGCGGTACTCATTCTGTTGATTTCGGTCTTTGTATACCCAACGGAAGATACCGGGGAATTACTCTCCGGCATTTTTTCTCCTGCCTTGTACCATTTTCCACCACATTTAATTGTGTGTGTTGCTACCACGCTGGATCACCTCCTACATAACTTTCATTACAACAACGCTGTCCATTCCCTCAAATGTTGGAAGTCCGATCATGGATACTACGCAGTGAGTATTGATTGGATGGTTTGTAGCATATGTGTAAACTGCAATACCGGTTTCTACGATAGAAAGGTTTCCATCTGTCATACTTCCACTTCTTTCTTCCGGTGTCTTTCCGAATACATAATCTCCAAGGTATACTCCGGCACACTGACAAGATACAATTCCGGTTGGAATAAAGTATTTTGTCTGACCGTCAGCCGGATCAACGTATAACTTATCGTATACCTCGATCTCAATTCCGTAGCCGCGCAGATATTCAGTTACCTGTGACTGCTGTAAACGGATACCGCCTGTGTATGCAGTAATACCGAGAACCTGCTTCTTTGTGTCTTCTGCCTTTAATACCATTTCCCACGTCTCTGTGTTCATACTGAATCTTGTCAGAGAATATCCGGTTTTCTTAGCAAAGTTGCGTCTTGTCTCGATAAGATCATCAAGTGGTGTTGCCGTTGCCGGAGCGTTCCACTTATCGGTTTCACCGGAAATCTCAACAAAGTGATCTTTCTTGTGCGCTTCGCCAGCATCTGAGGTGTACTCGACTGTGTACTTCTTCTTTCCGATATTTACATCAATCTTCGGTACGCCGTCAGTTGGTGCAAGCAAGCTCCAAATCTGTCTCTCTGGTACGACTCTCGCACCCTCGATCAGCATCATAGGCTTTTTGCTGATCTCACGAAGTACATCATTTGCAAGAGAAGTGTTCTCTGCGTTTCTGTAATTGTCGTATTCCTGCTCTTCTCTCTCTGTTACCATGTAGGACTCACGATAGAAAGGCATCTCGTTTTGGATATCAGAGAAACCGCCAACATCTCTTAACTCTGCCTGTGCATCAAAGTTAGATGCTTTCAGAGAAACCGGAAGTCCACTCTTTCCTTTAATAAATCTAAGGTCAAGGCTCTCCTGCTTTCTTGTACCAAACTTCTGTCTGCCGAGATAAGGTTGAGAACCTAAAGTTTTTTCATAGTTATTCCACATTACACCGAGACTTCTTGCGGTAAATGCTTCTGCTAATGGTAATGCCATAATTTACACCTCTTTCTTTAATCAAAAAAAGTAACTCTTGGGGTTTTGGCTTTTGCCGTTTCCTCAACAGTTACTCCGTTCTTTGTAAGTTTTGCATTGTCGATATCGCCAGCGTAAACGTAAGTTCCCGGTGCATCCCCCATCGTTACGTCAACATCATCAAACAGATAACCGACACAGCTTTCATCGTTTGATGGAAATGGCGTTCCACCTTTCACAATCTTTCTTCCGTTTTCATCAGCGGCAGTTGCCATCGTCTGCGGAACAATACAAGCGGCTCCCAGATAAGGGAAATGCTTTAAAATACCAAGTCTTTGAGTAAAATCTCTTTCAATAGGCTTACCCATGATTTTTACCTCCTAAATTACATAATGATTTTTTTCTTCTGCGGTAGCCGAATTGCTTCCAAAAGTAATCTTTTCAGCATTCTCGACATCCGCTGTCTTTTCGTTGTCTTTATTACCGCCAGCCGTTCCACCGCCCGGATTCGTACTGCCATTTGCAATCTCCTGCTCCTTGGCTTGTGCTGCGGCGGTCTCTTTTTCAGAGATAATCTTTCCAAGAACGTCATAATCAAAGCTGCCATCGTCTTTTACAATCTGTGCTGCCTGCTCTGCGGTAACATTAAATTTAGATGCGGCATTGGCTCTCTGCGTGGCTATTGCCTGCGCTTTTTCAAGTTCCGCGATTCTTGCATTGGCTTTTTCGAGGTTCTTATTTGCCTGCTCGACTTCCGTGAGCTTTCCCTGTTCGATATCATCGAGTTGCTTCTGCAACTCTTCAGCTTTGTCAGCCTTTGTCTTGTACTCGTCAACCTTTGCTTTGGCTCTCTGTACGGAACTTCCGTAATCTGCCATGATCTTGTCTGCGTTTTCCTCGCTTAATCCCATAGCAATCAGATCTTCTCTTTTCATCCATTACCTCCGATATGTCATACGAATTTTTATACGGTGCAACGACACCGAACGACATTGTTGATTTTTACGCTCACAACTTTGCGAATTTTTATAAAATAAAAACAGCCGCCGATTACTCGGTGACTGTCTTATCTTCAAATTTATTATTTTGTTTTATGCCACTTGTCGGCACCAGTTGGGGTTTCTAAAGCTCTTTCTGTTGACCACCCTCGTTTTATTCTTGAATATAATACTTTAGGGTCAAATCCTAGATGCTTCGCCCATTCAGAAACTGTTTTTGTTTCTCCTTTGTATGTCAAATACCTCTTACCTGCGTTTGAATTTTTCTTTACTTCGGTAGTCAGTGCCTTTTCTGCTGAATACCCGTTATTCAATCTCCAACGAATAGTTGATTCTGATATTCCTACTTCATCTGCCCATTCTTGTAAGCATTTTGTCTTTCCTTGATATTCAAGAAAGATAGTATTTGTTCTATTATTAGCTTGGATTTTTGCATCTGTAAATCTGCAATTATTTGGCTCATAATTACCATTTACATCTATCCGGTCAATACTTTGTTCTTTTTGGTGTTTATTTTCATCAAAACCATTTTCGTAAGCCCATTTCGCAAAGTTCCTCGCCCCGTCTTTCCCTAACCATTCCTCGCATACTTTAATCCCTCTCCCACCGTATTTCTCATACTTCCCATCATTAGGATTGTAGCACCTTGCTTTCATGCTTTCCCAAGTTTTATAAACTCTTTTACCTGTCAACCCATGTGTAACATGTCTTGCCATTTTCTTATCTGGCATATAATCATCTCCTTTACATGTATTATATCATAGTTGCTAGCAACTTGCAAGTTACTTGACAATTATTTGATGGTAATTTATACTACACAAAAGAGGTGATAATATGCCGCAAGGAAAAATTTCAGAAAGTAAAGTTAAAACTACAATTGTTATGGAAAAGAAGCTTAAATCTTCTCTTGAGATTATTGCAAAAGAAGAAATTCGCTCTCTTAACAATCTCATGGTTAGTATTTTAACTGATTATGTAAAAACAAGAACCGATAGGAATTAGCTTGTCGGTTCTTGTTTTTTTGTATTCTCATTTTCTTTTTTTACCATATCTACTGTTTTATACAAAACATCGAAATATGGCTTTGATTGTATAAATACTTTTTCGGCATCTCCCCATAATCCACAAGTAGATACTGCTATTCTTGGATTTATTCCAGCTTTTAACATTTGATCGAGTGCTTGCGTTTTTGTATATAAATTATCAAGAGGACTATGGTTGATTTGAACATCAAAATCTCTTGCCGTAAGCCCTAAATCATGGTCTTTAATTCTTATTACGTTTAATATTACTTTAGCCAATCTCTTTTCCGATGTTTTTATTATCGGGTCTTTTTGTTTAGCCCTGGTTTTAGAGAAGTCCCATCCTGCCCTTAAAGATACCGCCCCCTGTGTATCACCACCAGAATTTTGCGATTCTCTTGTCGGTATAGCAAGAATGGACTGTGCATTATCCCACAAATCATCCTTTGCGACTTGGCACTCTGTCTGGTTCAGCTCTTGTGTCATAATGTCAACATCTGATTTATTCTGCTCATTATTGGATTTTACCGTCAGCGCATGGGAAATCTTCATTTTTTCAAAGGTTTCCGGGTCAATGTCGCAATTTACAAACTTTATCCAAAACTGAACAAACTGCTCAACGCCATCCATTCTGTTTGACTGCATTGTATTGATTGCATCTAATAGTCCGATTACAAGCTCAATATCAGAAATGCGCTCATGGTTGTTCGGGAACTCAACAATCGGGATTCCGCCAAAGCCATGCAGTTTCCAATCTCGAACCTCTCCATTTACGATCTTGCATTCGTAAGAGTCCGTGTAGCAGAGTTTATACATCTGTCCATCGGCATCCTTAAGCTCTTGGATTGCTAAAAGTGGTTCTTCTGTGGAACGACTGTAAATAACAAACGTATTCATTGGTGTCGGTGCAACAATTCTAAATGGTATATCTCCATTTTTTGTAATCTGCACCGCCTTAAATGATGTTCCGGTTGCTGATTGCCACTCTCCTGCCTTAATATCCTTTTCCTGCTTATTAGCATCGGTTAGATAATCGTTAAATTCATCAACTGCATTGTTTATCCGATCATCATCTTTCCTGCTAATAAGCTGAATTGGCTCACCGTAAGTCTGACCGACCTTGAATTGAACAATCTCATAGGCATGGTTTTCAGATACCTTATTGGTTATATCCGCATTTTGTACCTTTGTTCGGTACAATACAGGCTGATCGCCCTTGTAGTAGTTCCACAGATACCGAATAATCGTTTTGTTGAAATAAAATGCACCAATGCAGTTCCCGACAACATTTACGATATTGTCTGCCGTAATCTGTTCTACGTTAGCATATGCAATTTTTCTTCCATATCTGCCTTTTACAAGGTCATGAAAATACTGTGTATTCATATAAATAAAACTCCACTACTGCAAGCGCGTTTTGGTATTGGCTTCGTTTCAGTCTTTCCTGTTGCCACGCGGTAAATCACAATATGATTGCATTTTTTACATTTACACGGATGATCTATCGTAGATCTCCCATCATAATGTCCGGCAATTCTTCCGCAATCCGGGCAATATATAGTTACTTTTTTCATAGCAACCTCTTTCTTGTAAATAAAAAACACTGCCATTTCTGACAGTGCCTTTTACGGGTTATATACTTTGGGGGTTGTAGAAATTTGTTTTTCTACTCTTTTAGTATATCATGCAAGTTTTAGGAAATGTTGTGAAAGAGTGTGAACTATTGTGTACTTTTATGCACTCTTTTCAGAATAAAGTTGTCCATAACGTCTTTCAAACTCCTGCAATGCTCTTTTCCTAAGTTTCATAATGTTCCTATAGGAATATTTCATCTCAACGGAAATCAAGTTCCAATCTTTTCCATTGACATAATGTGATGAAAGCACGATATATACATCTGTATTATCCATGCTGTCAATTTGCGATATGATAATCCGTCTTTTATCAACCAATTCATCTACAAGTGTCTGGATTTCGTTCTGCAAATCAACAATCTTTGATACCGCGCTTCCCATTTTGTCAGGATTGCCGGATGATTGCACATCCACCTCTTTTGGGGATATGGATATAGAAGTTGCCATATCGGATAGCCTTTTGATTTCTTCCAGCTTATTTGCAATCGCATGGTCAATTCTGCTTATCTGTGAAAGATATTTGTCTGTTGTCATATCCTAATACCTCCTAAATGGGTTTACTGCCGCTTCTACCTTTGCGGTATTGTTTGGGTTCTCTATAAACATTTCAAGCTGGGTTAAACCGTCTGCCGCATCGTCATGTTCATTACCGCCAATACTTACAAACATAGAAAGTTCATCCATAGCTGCTTGATATTCGTCGTTTCTGTAATACCTTGTTACTCCAAGATCTGAATCTTTCTTCATTTGTTCCTGTGTCGGGCGGTGCGTATCAAGAAATATGAATTTTCTCTTAATATCCCCAGAATATGCTATTATCTTTGATAACTTTTCAACCTTGTTTGGTGCCTTTCTGCTTGTGCATGAACATTTATAGTCCTGTGCTTGCAGCTTTTCATCTACATATTGGCAATACAGATCTCCACCAGTATTCCCCTCAAATCTTGTCTGCCGAATCTCATTCCCGATAATTCGTCCAACAACAAGAGGGATTGTTACCTCTTTCGGACCTTTGTTGAATACCCAATCGTAAATATAAACATCACCGTTTTCATATTCTGCCCCAATCGGCATTGACAAGCTATCGCCGCCGCCCCAGGCAACATCCACAACTCCGATGCGCCGGAAATCTCCGTCCGGTAGGATTCCGTTAAATAATCTTAAATCGGTATAAAGCAATCCCTCGCGGACATATGGTTGCTGCATAAACTTAGCCATCCATTCGGCATTGTCAAGCTTATCTCGCATATCCCGATAGTATTCCGTGGAAAATCCGTTGATTTCATACGCAAAATTGCTTTCGTCATTTTCATTAAGTGCCGGAATCTTACGAAATCGGTATTGCGGATCATGCTCATATTGCTTTCTCATTCGCTCCAATGGATCTAAAACGTTCCAAAGAGTACCAACCATCAATTCTCTTGCACCGTCATTCTTACGGTCAACCATCTTGTTTAGGTACTCTTGGTACGTGTTTTCCATTCGAGTAGGACTTAATGAATGTTCTCGATCACGAACCAAGTCATCGACATACAAATATCCGTCTTTCGAAACATCGACCGCTCCTGTCCATGTTCCATCAATACCACGGCACGTTACGGTTGCGAATCTGTCCGGATCTCCAAGCGTAATTGTAAATTCATCAGCACTTTTGTCCGTTGGAAGTGCTGCGTTTGCGTATTCCGGATGCCAATAAGCAAAAAGTTCCGCAAACGTATATTCTTCTGTGGTAAAAAGATTCATCAGTTCTTTGTAAAATCCTTTTGCCAAAATACCAGAGTGACCACCCATAGCACTATGGCTGTTTGGTCTGCGCAAAGCCACCCACGATAGGAAGAAAATGCAGATAGTCGATTTACCTACACGCGATGGCATTGATAATCCGTAAAATTTAATCTTCCGGTTTTCCAAATCTTCAAGATCTTGGGCAACAATATTCAGCGTCTTGCGGCGTGGATAATAAAACCGTTTACTCCAATTTCTTTTGCGCTCCATAAAGTAGATGAAGCTCTCAAAACGATAAAAGCTCTCTAACCGCAAGACTTCATAGAACTGATCCACAAGTTTGTATCCGCCTTTAATGTCGTGATTCTGCGCATATCGTTCAAGTTCCCATATGCTACCGCCCGCATTTTTCTGCGTAAATTCATTGATTAAAGCCTTTGTTCTTTCGGTTATAGTCAATCCGTAGTCAACGTCTTTTTCCGTCCGAATTGCCACATTGCACGCTTTCAAAAGGGCATCTATTACCTGTTCATCAACGCCTTTTCTCTGTATGTAGTTTTCATATCCATTTACTGCATTGATTAACTGCTTTGAAGCCAAATAAAAAGCACCTCCGCAAAAGCAGAAGTGCCTTGACCTCTGCCTATAACTGTTTTAGGGTAGCGACTAACTCTATCTGTCAGCCGGTTGTCTTTTAATTGTAATATACCATTTTGTGGCACAATGGGCATTCACACTTGTAGTTATCGCCTTCCCTTTGATCTCCACAATATTCATATTCAGTCTTTTCCGCTTCAAAAACGGTTTTGCAATTCTTACACTCAAACTGTAAAGGCTTTCTTTCGTATCTCAAATCGCCATTTCTAATTATTTTCATTTCCAATACACCTTGAACCCTTTCTTTTTATACTCCTCTACGGCTCTTTTAAGGCTCATATCGTCCTCATACTTTTCATTCAACATAATCATCACATTGCCTTTTTCAATGCCGTATATGTTGCAATTTGCAAGTTTCTTAGCCGTTCCAAGGATAGCTTTTGCCTGTTTGCGGCTCATTTCATAGGTTTTTGTTCCCATATTAACAGTCATTTCTCATAAACCTCTCAAAATCTTTCCTGCACTTAGGGCATAGGTCATATTTGCGATTGAATAATTTGAATTTATAGATACTTTCAACCTCTGCTACTATGTCGCAATCTTCAAATGTCGGTTCAATATCTGAGCACCGACCAATTAATGTAAATTTTATCTCTCTCTTTGGTTTTGCTTTTATTTCAGCGCCGCACCTATCGCAAGTGCGCCATTCTTTTTGATGTTTCATATAAAGCCCTCACTTATCACATTTGATTCCCGGAATGAATGTTCTTTTACCTCTACAAGCATCTTCAAAAGTCGTAGTATCTATTGAACATCCGCAGCTAACCGGGTCTAATGGACAATTTTTATGATTAATACATTCGCATAAAACTTCTTTTTCCTGCTTCATCATTCCACCAACTTTCAAACTAACCCTAGCATATTCAAAATACCGAGTTCCGATATTTCTTTTGCGCCCTCTCTTGTGTGCGCAAGAATTTCTTCCATCGAGTATTTTTCCATATCGTTGCACTTACTCTTATCAAAATTGTTTGAAAAACAGTAATGTAGACAATACCCATATCCGACTCCAAGTAGAGTACCATGAATACTTTTACAGACAAGATTGTAATTTTCTGTTTTTAAAATATCATGTTCTCTATCTAAGAAACATTCTTTTCCGTTGTTGTCCATTTTCTCTTTGAGATATTCAAGAAAAATTCTCATTTCCTTTTCTGAATCGGAAATGTACAAAATAGAATCCTTCTCTCTATCATCAATTATTTGTTTCGATTCATTACCGCAGTTATCATACATATTACACCAGCTTCCTGCCGCACATAGGGCAATAATTGATTTTTACGGCTCCTGCAATCTTTTTCCCATCGCTATTGTCGAACATCATGTTATTTCCAGCTCCAAAAATGACTAAATTTCCTTTACCATCAATGATTTTCTTTTTATACCGACAAAAATCACACATATTACACCTCAATCTCATATTCTTTGAAATAGTTTTCAATATCTTTAGGTATCTCAACACCTAGTTCTTTTGCCCTTTTAAATGCTTTTATTTTTTCATTTGTAGGCATATTAACAGTTCTAAACCATTGGTCTATGTCAATATGTTTATGTCCTAAGCTATTATTAAAATCTGTACAACCATAAGCTCTTTTAATACATTTGTCTTGTGGATAAATAGTATGTGTTTTTGTATCTCTGTAGGTTGTACAATCTATCCCAGGACTATATTTCGCACATTTTTCTCCGTATTCGCATATATCGCATTCGGTATTTTTCTCTTTATATTTTTTCGGTTTGTGTTGTTCAAAATCTTTGCACTCATAGTCAAGTGATGTGTCATTCCCTTTTTGGCATTCATAAAACGGATATTCTTCTCCTGTTTCTTTATCAAAAACAAAATCTTCATCACAATATTTGCAAATTGAACAATCTTTCATATTACACCTCAATCATAGCAAAAATCGGAATCCTCGTGAGATTCCGTGTCTTTTGTTTGATATAAATATTCCACAATGTTTTTATCATACTTACACACCATTTTGCGTAAATACCAACCATCGAATAGCGGCACAGGGAATCGAACCCTGTCAGCCAAAACCATGTCAACCGCTTTCAAATCTGCAATTTCTAATCACGGAAGGGTTTTCTGTTTCCAATAATACCACTACCATCCATAAGTCTCCCACCGACCGGAACTATTGCAGTAGTACCCGACTAAGTGGAGATAAAGACGAGCACGCCCGGAAAGCATCGAACTTTCGTTAGAGGTTTTGGAGACCTCTTTCTGACCAACAGACAGACGTAAGTTAGCGCAGTGTGTAGGATTCGAACCTGCAAGGCGAATAATCGCCCGGCGGCTTAGCAAGCCGTTCCAATACCATTATGGGAACACTGCAAAATTGACAAGATGCACTCGTTCAAAGGCTACCAAGCGCATATGGATATTTTCGAGTGTCCTGTCTGAACTGCTTTTGTTGTACTTCCTACTCACAGTCTTTTTGTTGTGCGTTATCTTTTTAATTTCCACTCTCGCATTCCGAAGAACCGAAAGACCTCCCGAAGTTGGGATTGCAGGAATCGAACCCGCGACAACCCGGATATAAGCCGTGTCTTCTACCACTGAATTAAATCCCAATACAGTGATCGGTACGAGATTTGAACTCGTGCTACCACCGTGAAAGGGTGGTGTCTTACCGCTCGACTAACCGATCATAACCGCCACAAGACGGTTAGCAATATGTTTTTCGTGCCATGCATGGCACTATCCTGTTTTGTTTTAACGATGATTCAGCAGGAATACCCATCGTTGTTACTACTTAACGAAGTCTTAATGCTTCCATTTCGAGGTCTTGATGCCTCTGCGCCACATTATAATTGCCCGTGGTATCATACAGCCAAAACATAGACCATCTGCAAGCAAACAGCATAATTTGACCGAGTAGGTGGGTGAGGATTTGCACCTCACATAAACCGTGCACTGTTCACATTGGAGGGAATCGAACCCATAGGACTTCAACCATGAGTTTTTAATCTTTGTCCTGTCTCTTCCATCTGCGCGTCTACCTATTCCGCCACCACCTAATTTCATGACTCATGCACCGTGGGATAGATGCATGATAGAATACCACCGGACGGTCTCGCACCGTCCTTAACAGAATCGTCCTAGTGGCGAAAGGAGGAACCCAAATGCTTGAATCACTCAACCAAGGGTTCAAGTACATATGAAAAACATACGTGGTTACATGAAACGTCAGCATGTAACCAATTAGGCTACCGGGATTCAAACCCGGAATGCAGGAATCAAAATCCTGTGCCTTACCACTTGGCGATAGCCCATCATTTCCAAATGACCATAATATTCATTGCAAAGATCGCGTATGAAAGCAAATACCCCATTGCGTTTGAATTGTCTTTTTGTTTTACCTGTTCTCTCATAAGTCCCAGTATTACGAGGGCATCTGCCGCTGTTGCAATAACTTTCAAAGCCATATCAATATCTCCCATCCTCAAAGCTGTGTTCCTGTTTGAATCGTTCCATTTCATTTACGCTCATACCGAAGATCCCGGCAGATGAATTAGAGTCCGTATGTTCGAAATACTCGCCCTGCTGCGGAAACATAAACCGGAACATGGCATAATTTGCAACATCACACAGATATTCAAGGTTCCCGGTCTCTTCAAACTTGGCAAGATTCATTTTCAAACTTTCGATTGCATCCACATTCCCGTTTGCAAAATTCATTATTGCCGGTCCGTATTTGTAATATGACTGCTCAATCAATCCTTTGCGTTTTTCATCAAAGGTTTCGGAATACTCGGTTTTCATCAACTCATTGCCGCAGCTTGCCATTACACATCACCTTCCGCTCTGTGGTTTGCTCTTTCAATGTCAAAACCTTCCGGATAACGCGACTTAAGCTTGTCTACGTTCATTTGCATGATTTCATCAAGGCTCCAGCCGAAGGATTCGCAAAGCATTGCAAGATACCAACAAATATCGCCAGCTTCTTTCTTAGCATGGTCAATATCAAGCTGTTTCTCGTGGAAAATCCATTTTTTGATTATGTCGTTAAATTCTCCAACTTCACCGGATAGTCCAAGGCAAGCATTAAAGATTCCGCCAAGGTCGTAATCTTGCAACGATGCGATATTGTTCTTCTTGCAAGATTTAAGCAAATCAAGTTTATCCGAAATTCTTTCTGTTGCCTTGCGATCATTTGTCCGCATGGCTAATGACTGATACTCATTTCCGGTCATATATCATTCTCCTGTCCGAAACACTCTTTTTTGTTTTTAAATTTTTTTTGGAAATGTAGTTGCGATTCGCAACGTGAAAGTGAATTGTTTAAGCTTATATTAAGCTACTTGTTGTAAAAAGTCAATGGGTGTTGTAAGTGGGCTTTTTATTTTTTGAGGAATTTGAGGGACTTAGTAGCCGCCCGGTGGTCTTTCTGCCAGACCCCCTCCCCATCCTTTTTCTGCAAACATGGAAATCTAAAATATTTTCCGTTTCGTTTTGTTGTCATTGTGTGAAAATCAAATTGTTTTAATACAATTCATGTCATACCCTTGCAACTATTCGCAAAACCTAACTTTTCCGAATAGTTTACGAATAGTTAAAACGCTACAGCCCTTGGTATTACTGCATTTGTGAATTGTAGAATAATCACACACAATTTAAACTGTATTATTTACCGCTGCATCTGTAAATTGTGTATCAATTGCGTGCAATTCTTGGTTCTTTTTCTCGTCCAGCCTTGGCAGCTCCTGCGCTGTGATTGCCCTTCTTTGTGTGGCATTATCTCCAATTCCTGGCTGATTCATTCCGAACTCGTTGTTGCCCACGAACATGGTGCCCACCGGGCTATTGGAGTCATACGCACGATCAAGGATGCAATCCTTACGAGATCGCTGCAATTTTTGCCACATCTTGAAAGTCAGCGAACTTGGTTCATCACTAGCCCATATATCCATTGTGTTTGTAGGTATATTGCAAAAATAACTAAATGCCACTGTACTTACCAACTTGCTGTATACATTGGATATATATATATAATAATCACAAAGCTTATATAATACCTCTCTATCATACCTGTTACAGTTAGTCGGTATAGTTGCATTACCAAGAGGTTTTAGACTCTTGTCTTTTAGTACCGATGTATCCGGGAATAAATGCATACCAACATACTGCATAACAGCTTTCCATTGTCTCTGTCCAGCTTTTAACAAATCTTCGATGTGAAATTCTATACAAGCGTTGTCTATTAAATCCTGTACAGTTGATGTGTATATCTGTACTGTACCTAGATCCACTATAAGGGTTGTAAGATCTACATTCTCTACACTCTTTACATCCTGCATATATTCACACCTCCGTTCTGTTAATCTCTCTGCTTTTGGTATACACTATTTCCGGGTTTAAAGTCAAGCCTTATTTTTTACGGTGGTATTATATACTTACGCCGCGCGCATATGCGGATATACACTTACAATAAAACTATAGGCTTTAAATACAGTGTATTATTATTAATTTAAAAGATTAAGAAAAAGAGAGAGAAAGAGAAACATAGTTCTGAAACAGCGACGTCAGACGATTGTGTCGTGTTATGTCATACGATTGTCAGACGATTTTTTTTTAAAAACTGATACTATTCTATCATTTTTGGACTTGCCAAAGACCTAATGAACCTAGCCTTGTTTATAAAAATTTAAGAAAAGTTTTATGGTTTGTTTACGGTTTTTCGGAGATTTTGTAAGATATACCCGGATGCGTTGTTGATTTTGGACATGACAAAAAGAAAAGGCAGCCGGAAAAGCTGCCCTTTGTTTGTGAATTATCTTTTATCTGTTATATATATGCCCTAAATACTCTTTTGGGTACCTTCTAACTCTATTCATGTGTATCTGTATGATAGTTTCTGCCGCTTCCCTTAATTCTGGATAAAACGATACAACCTCCATGATATACTCTGGCGCGTGTCCGGTATCGCGCTTATAGAAAACTCTATAATCATCAACATTATAATCATCCCCAATATCCAACAATATCTTGTGGTACAGTTCCTTTCTGCTGATCCCATAGGCACTACAAATCTGCTTAAATAGAGGTTCATAGTCTTTCATCCAAGTGTTAGCCAACGATGGATAATGACCTTCATGCGGTTGCGGTACATCACTTCGTTTTGCAAACTTTCCACAATTGAAATATGAGCTTACAAGTCTTCTTTGCACTTTCCAAGACAAATCATCATGGAATGACTTTACAAGCATTAAATATCCTGTTTCTGTAAATAAAAAGACTTTCAAATTCGGGTTCCCTTTTAACGGTTCGGAATTAGGGACGAAATTCGTCCCGAACTCTTTTCTTGTTAATTCAAAGTAATCTTCGTTCAAAATAAAATGTTTTCTATTTTGTTTAAAACTACGCTTTGCCGTTCCGTTAGGTCTTTGATGTACTCTGTCTATATCATTAAAAGTTACAACCCTTTGAGAATCCCAAACTTTGATTGCTGGAATTTCCAATTTTTCTAATTCCTCCATTGCTTTCTCCTTTCTCTTTAGTTTTTGAACAAATCATTTCCGTTTTACCAACAAATTACTTATTTTCTAAGCTGTCTAAATCTTTTACAACCAATTCAGAAACATAAGCATTACAACTTTTTCCGGTCAATACTTTTATCCTGTTTTTTGTCCCCTTTGGTAAATTAACTGCTATTCTGTCAAACTTGTTATTGTAATTCTGAATAGCTTTCTTTGTATACTCTGGAGTTTTTGCCATTGTCTCACCTCTTTTAATATTCAATTTATATAAACATATTATCAATTATCGTTAAATATGTCAATATTCAAGTTATATAATCAGCTATGCGTATAATCATATATTCAACTTATATAATATTCACAATAGCCACACAAATTCAACTTATATATTTTGGTTATATTGTCGGTTGAATATTCAACTTATATATGTTACTGTATATTCATCAAGAAAAACACAAAACAGAAATGGAGAGAAACAATTATGGAAGAATTATTAAAAATTGCTTATGAAAACTTTTTAGACACAAACGATGTAAACAATTCAAAGAGTGTGAGAATTATCAATTCTGCTTGCTACAAGATGTATGATTCGGTTGACAGTCTTAAGGATGTATTGAGTGAAAGACTGTATAACGACATTAGCGATAAGATAAGGGATGGCGTTTGCGACATTCAAGAAGCGGCTTTTATTGCCGGATTCGCGTGTTGTGCAAAGTTTCTTACGAATGGCAAAACGGACTTGTTACCAAACGAATAGAATTGAAAGGAGAATATTAAAATGGATGAATTTATTAAAATTGTATGTTCAAGTCAGCTTGACAATGAAACCGGAAATGCCTTTGTTGAATACTTCTCTCCCTTAACAGAGAAGCTAAAAGGGTTATTAAGTGAAAATTTATATTCAGAGTTTGAGGAACTGCTTTTTAGTTGCTGTGCAAAGAATAATGATTTTTACATGACGGAAGGCGCGAAACTCGCTATAGAAATAATGAAAAGGTTCTTACATTCCGAAAGTCTGACACAATTCCGGCGGCGATTCAAACCGCCGGATTTATTTTTGCCCTAGCGCAACGAAATTTTCTTTCGTAAAAATCAAAGACCGCGCCGCATAATCACTTTTACTCAGCTCTTCTATCAGCTTTTCCCTAGTCATTTCCGGATTCGTCCGGTGCACGTACTTTAAGAGTTCTGAAATTTTATCCATTATGCAACCTCCATAAGTTCAATCAATAGTCTGTCTGCAATTTCAAATACTTCTCTTCCGTATGTAGCTAAGAAATCTGCTACAATTTCCTCTGTATCAATATCCATGTATACATTATACGAAAGACAGAACGCATGACATAATTCGTGACATAACACACGTTCAAGGAACCTTCCGCGTAGATCATCCGCAAGATATATCGTTTTCGTGTCTCTGTCGGTCATGCCTACCGTTCTACTTCCGTCACTCCTCTGCAGCATATCGCTGTAACGCGATACTTTGACCAAATTCCATATTTCATTGTTTATCGTGAACAATTTACCACCTCACAAACAAAGAGGGCAAAATGCCCTCTCTATTACATTTTCGTGACAAGCGTAGTCAGTTTTGTCTTGGTCAACTGTTTCTCTTCCGGGGACATGCCGGAAAACAGTTCGGTCACATCTTCCGAAAGAGATTTCATGTACTTTTCGAGTTCTTTCATCTTTGCGTCCTTATCTTCCGGTGAATTTCCGTTATGCATTTCCTTTGTCTCCATGTAACTTCTCCGGCTCATACCGGCTCTGCCCTCTCTTGCATCGTGAGTACCGGTACTCATGCCGTTATTTCCGCTCATAGGCTCTGAATAATACATCTTTCCCATACTCATTCGGTCAAGGTCTCTCATTCGGTCGTATTCCGGCATTCTCTCCCATTCGTGGTAATCTTCCGGCATCTGATGATAATATGGCGGTTCTATATATCCTCTGCGTGTTCCGCGCCCCTTCGGTGCGAATCTGCCATTTGAGTACCGGTACTCATTGTAGTATCTTCTTCCCGGATAATCCCCAAATTCTTCCACCATGCGCATGATTTCTTCATCTTCAGACTTTTTCATTGCTTCAACAATGTTATAATCCTTGTCAAAACATACGATGTTCTTTGCAATCTCCGTCCAGTCCTTAAGATCATCAAGGTTTTGACCCTCAAAATTCTCGATTCCAATGCCGTCAACGTGGGATTTCACGCAATCCATAATCTGTTTCGCAAACTTATGCATAATATCAAGCCTCCCTTACTGCAATCAAATTACTGTTCTGCACCTCGATAGCCTGCGTGGACGTATTCTGCACGGCTACGGTACTGCAACAACCGCAAGGCACATCAACGTATGCCTGTGCTGATACATTAAAGAAATTCTCAACTGCGGCTGGCGTTACGATCATCTTTGTTGACTGTAAAGGCTCTCCGTCAACCGCGATTGCAAGCGAAATCTCTCCAACTGTTCCGCCTGTCGGAATCTGAATGTTGCCGGAATACGACACCAAAAATCTTGCTTTGCACTGATTTGTGATACCTCTTAACTTGATAATTCCACTTCCCTGTCTGTGTACGATACATTTTGTTCCGTTTACTGCTGTTTCTGTGAATGCAACATCTTCTCCAGCAACAACGGTTTGTAATGCAATTCCTGTTACTTCCATTATTTTTACCTCTCTTCCATAAAATAAGGGCAAACATTACAGTCTGCCCTTTGATTCAAAAGTAATACTGCATAGCAGACATGATTGAGTTAAACTCAATTAAGATACTCAATTATTTAGTTTTAGCAGCCGCATCCGGTGTTGCATCCGCATCCATATGCATAAGCATTTGGGTTAGGTACGACATATGCCGGGATAGCAGACGGATTTACTGCATTGATAATCTGCTGCGTCTGAGCTGCCATCTGAGTTGTAAGCAGTGCACTCTGACGATCCTGTGAAGCTGCTCTGCGAAGGTCGCTATTTTCTGCCTGTAAGCTAGAAATCTTCTCATTGCAGAGATAATCAAGAATAGCGCGTGTTCCTGCGTTCTGACTGTCGATAATGTCTCTCGTGTTGCTGTTCATGGTGTTCTGCAAAGCGCAAGTGTTAGTTGCCATGTTGTAGTTTACGCCCTGAATAGCTTCTCTCGTTTCACAGCAGCAGTTAGCGATCTGTGCCTGTAATGCATTTGTATTCTGCATATTAGCGACTGTATCAGCGTTGATAGCCTGCTGAATGCCGAAACCTGTTTGTAAAATGTTTGTGTTGATTCCGTTCATGCCGTTTTGTACTGCATAGAATCCGTCACAAAGACCATTTGAAATGCCATCAAGCTTTGACACAACCGCTTGGTTGTCGAATCCGCGCTGAATTTCGCTTCCGACACCACCATTCATTCCGTTTCCTCCGAATCCGTTACCGAATCCACCCCATCCAAAGATGGCAAAGATAACGATAATGAACCATAACCATGAGCCTTCTGCGCCCCATCCGTTGTTATTTCCGTTTCCGTCAATGTTTGCGACAAGCGGAACAGATGCACAATTACCTGTGTTAAACATAGAATTTACCTCCATAATTCATTTTTATATACATAATCTTGCAAGAATTAGTATCACATTCCTAATTGGCTTTTAAACGACTTAAAAGCCTTATCTGCGTCAATCCCCTTTTCTTTGCACAAATTCCTAGCCATCTGCTCGATGCCCTTGGAATCTCCCTTTTGTGCCATCTGCATAGCGTTTCTAGCCATAGGGTTGCTCATTACGCTGTTATTCCCCATCATTTGTTGTAAAAACTGCTGTGGGTTTCTCATACCCTGTAACATCTGCATAGGATTCATTAAGACTCACTCTCCTTTTGTGTTCGTGAAGATTTTCTTTGCGTTTGCGAAGATAACTTATCTTCCAACTCTTCCATCTTTCCAAACAAACAATCTAATTTGTCAGTAATAGCCTTTGTCGCATCGTCAGACAGCCCTATTTCAATTCTTTTATCATCGCTTGAAGAATCTGCCATCTGCTCATTAAAAGGCTTATAAACGGTCTTTCTGATTGTTCCATTGGCATCCCATTGTTTTGCTACGATTGCGCTCATGTCCTGCATCGGGAAAAACGCAACACTTCCATCCATAGGTACATCATTCGCCATGATTGCTGATTCCGACTGCACTACCTTTCCTTGGATACCAAGAAACTGCGGTTGCATCTGCGGGATCTGTGGCTCTGGCTGTTGAAATCTCTGCATTGGGTTGTACTGATATGCGGCATAGCTTGGGTTTGGGTTAAATGTCATATTCTGATTTTGCATCTGATACATTCTCTTCCTCCAATACTTCCTTGATTGCGTGAATCATAGCTGACTGATACACGAGCGGAACCTTTGACACATCTTCTCTCGTTAAGATTTTTTCAAGAATTTCATCTGTAAATAACATTCCGCATCCCTCCTATGCTTATATTTTTGCATAAAAAAATACGGTTCTTCCGCAAAAAATAAGCAGAAAAACCGCATAAAAAAAGAACGCCCAAAGCGTTCCAAGTCTACCATTTATAGGAAAAAATCTAAAGCACTTGCGCAGACTCCTTTCTTTTGTGTTCAGTTTTTTGAGTACCATTTTGAGTACCAAAGTTTTTTAAGACGCCGCAAACACAGTGTTTATGCGACTTTTAAAACAGTCCGTACGGGAATCGAACCCTAAAGTAATTGCCTTGAAATGGCTTAAAATAGCCATTCTTTCAATTTTTCTTTGAGTACCTTTGAG